AGGCATTACTACCTGCCAAAGCACCATCAAGTACCGATGAAGCGACAATGTAAAAGCACGTATCTTTTAGACTTAATTACTAAAAATTGGGTGCCGGGTGAGGAGTTAATCGCAACACTCGATATTGAATATTATCAAATGAAAAACTACATCAAGAGTCTGCGCCGTAAGGGGTGGGAGATTAGCACAAGACAAAGCAAGCGCGGAATGCGAATGCATGAGTATAAGGTTACAGGTAAGGCGGGGATATGAAAACAGTAACAACAACTAGCGACAACAAAGATGACGCGTATGTGGCAACGGTGTTGCTATTCAATCAAGTGAAACAAATGAGCGCTGCAAATATTGGTAACTGGCAACTTGGGGAAGTTTACACCAATAACACCGATCGTCACTTCATCACCTCATACACAAACGGAAAGTTATGGGTTAAAGCCGTATCAATTGACGGAAATCACACTTACAGCTTTGGGGCGGAAAAATGAAACCATCACAAATAGCAAAGCAGCTAGGCGCAAAAACACTATCAGAAGTGGCGCGAGCTTATGACGTACACGATGCACACTTGGTGCAAGTTAACAAAATCGATCCAGAGCGATTCACGCACATGGTCAAGGTTCATGTTTTAGCAAAAGAGTTAGGCGTATCAACTCAACACCTAAATTTCATGCTTCAGCACACGGTAGGTAGCGTAAAAGACACTAACGCGGCTGATTACTTCACAGAATACCCAGAAGCGCGAGAGGAGCTTACACGTGCGTATGTGGTGGACTTTAGAGTTAGAATTAAAGACATGTGCCAGAAACTGCTAGACAGTGATACTGCACAAAGTGAGTTTGGCGATTTGGTTTTAGGTTTGATTGGGGGTAAGGAATAATGCTAATAACAACCGCACGCATACCAGCACAAGTACCACCTAAAGCCCGCGCTCGACTCATGCGCTTGCAGTTTGAGAAGGTGCGAAAGCAAATGCGTACCAAGTGGTTTTTATGGGAGCCACAAACAATGAACTCAGTGATCCCATACACCACTAAAACACTTGAGCCATGCAGAATTGGCCGTGAGTTTGCAGAGTTGCTAGGTCGTACAGAGTTGAAATGGGTAATTACTTGCTACATCATTTCGCGTGAGTCTAACGGCAAGCACCATATCACCGAGGAAGTGTTAAAAATCAACACACCTTGCAAGCATAACGAGATTAGCGGTTTGGCGGCTAACTTCCATATGGATATGATCGACGAGTTCAAAGCATCACGCAAAGCGCCTGATTTTATTACCGCTGGCTGGGTGGCTAATACTGAGAAGTCACCAACTCTAGAAGAGGCTTGGACGCTGTTTAACAATGTGGGCGCTTGGGGTTTGCCGAGTGATAGGGAAGAATTGGAGATGGATAAATGAACACAGAGCATAAAAGCAACACACCGACAGAGATACGCGACTTGTGGCAGACGCCACAGGCGCTGTTTAACCACTACCACCGCCGATTCCACTTTAATATGGATGTTGCAGCCAGCAGCAAAAACAAGCTTTGCGATATGTATTTTAGCGAGGAAGATAACGCCCTTGATTGCGCTTGGTGGAATGTAAATTGGTGCAACCCTCCATACAGCGACATTATGCCATGGGTTAACAAGGCAATAGAGGAGATGGACGACGGATGCTTAACAGTAATGCTAATCCCAGCAGACACATCGGTAAAATGGTTTAAAGCAGCATTCGAAAACTGCTCAGAGTGCCACTTTATTTCTGGGCGAATTTCATTTATCAATGCAGAAACACAAAAGCCAGTAAGTGGTAACAATAAGGGATCGGTTGTGTTTATCTTCGACCCTGAATCACCATTTAAAAGCCAAGTATGTTTACTTGAGCGCGATGAGATTATGGGGAAGTAAATGAGCAAATACGACAGAAAGATACAAGTAAGCGACAACGGCACAGTGGACGTATACGACGTTTTAGAAGCGTTTAACGTTACATGCCCTGCATTGCAACACTTAGCGAAAAAAGCGCTGTGCGCCGGTTTGCGTGGGCATAAAGACACAATGACAGACCTGTTAGACATCAAAGCGTCAGCGGATAGAGCAATCAAATTAGAAAAGGGTAGAAGTAAATGAACGAACTAAAAAACACAAAGGCATGGTTTGAGCAAGCGATACCAGAGCCGACAGATAAGCAAAAGTGCGTCCAGATGGGCGTGCACATCGAAGAAGTAGCAGAAATGTTTGATGCTATGGGACCAGCAATGAAGCTATGGGCCAAGAGCACTCACGAGCTTGCAGACTTTTTCAAAGAAAGCGGGGAGGTGGCTATGGATGTCATGACGGAGATTAACCGAGTGGAATTATTGGACTCCTTGGTTGATCAACAAGTCACAAGTACCGGTATTGGTCACATGCTAGGAATGGGCATAGAGGGCGCACTTGCAGAAGTTAACCGATCTAACTTCTCTAAATTCGAAGATGGCAAGCCAGTGTTTGACGCTAACGGCAAGATAACCAAGGGCAAGCACTACACGCCACCGGAATTGGGTAAGTTTATTTAATAGATAAAAGCGATTAATACGCACAATGTTAATCGCTTTTTCCATGTTTACTAAGTGCCGTAAGTGGAGTAGGATTCACTTAGTTACTTAAACGAGAGGCAAAAAATGATCTTCAAAAACTTCAGAGATAGCATTGTGGATAACCTCCACAACCTAATTCACCACAAGCAGCCGCTAGTGTTTACGCACCGTAATTTCTACGGCTGGAAATTTAAAGTTATTGCAATTAAAGAGGATGTTAAGTGATGAGTGAAGCTAAATTTACAAAGGGTGATTGGAAAATCAGTGACGGTTATCGCGTCGGGGTCGAAGTATCGTTTGGTGATGGATTTTTTAATATAGCTACATGCCAAATATTTAATGAAGCAAAAGCCAACGCCCACCTAATTGCATCAGCTCCGGAGATGTACCGAGTTATAGAGCAAATCGTTAGATGGCAGGATAGCGACGGTGGCGAACTTGATGAATACATGAATAACAGCAACATTGCATTTAAAATGCTACTAGCAAAAGCGCGAGGTGAGAAATAATGCACTACTACGAAAACACAGAAGAGTTTGCGTACAACCAAAGCGCAGGCAAACGACAGTGTCACCGCAAAAGCCATCATTGGGACGACAAACCACTAACCACGGGCGATAAGGCATTAATGGCGGTCGGTGTGTTACTGGTTATTGTTGGCGCGGTAATGGGGGTTTTATGAAAGCATCAGAATTAACAATGTGGCCTAGCAACATGAAGCCGCACGAATGGCCAGCGGGTACGCTCGATCACATGGATGCACATCTATTTACAGATTGTGTATTTGCACTCAGACATGAATCTGGAATACCAATGACGCCTAGCTCACTGTATGGCGCCCATGTGCGTCATGATGATAGTGGGAGTCGTCATAGCACCAAAGGGAAAACACGGCTGTCAGACGCCACTGATTTGCACGTATCAAGCATCGGACGAATGATTGCAGCTATGTTGACGGCAGAGCAAATTCCAGCCATAGGAGGAATTGGTATTTACTTTGATACAAACACACCTCTCATTCATATTGATAAACGCCCTAATCGCCTGGTTTGGTTGTGCTACACCGAAAGCGGCAAGCGAGTTTATCTATATCGTGAAAATGACGCGGTTAAATTTTACAAAAAGCTTGGAGATTTACTGACATGCAACTAAACAAAGAGCTCCTAAAACGAGCCTCCACCTACGCTAACTTAATCAGCGGTGTATTGGCTTCCACCATGGTTTTCTATCCTCAGTTTGTGCCTGCGGAATATACACCATACATTATGGCAGCGGGCGCGGTGGTTATCGGTGTGTGCCAAGTTATCACATGGAGAGCGACCACATGGAATGGCTAAAAAAGATAGCAGGTTACGCGCCTGATATTGTCGGTGCGATTGTGTCGGGTGGCGCTACGTTGCCAGCTACAGCGCTTCGCATTATCAGTAAGGAGCTAACAGGCGTAGAAACGGACAATATTGATTTGGTTGAAAAGGCTGTGAATGGTGCAACACCAGATCAACTATTGAAACTTAAACAGGCGAACAATGATTTTATTGTTAAGAAGTTGGAGTTGCAAAACGCAGAGCTAGCCAACCAGCGAGTAGACACGCAGGACGCTAGAAAGCAACACAAAGGTCATTGGATGACTTGGTTATTACCACTGCTAATGTTTTTACTATTTAGCGCTATGGCTTATGGATTGATGAAATACGCAATTCCAACTGAAAACAAAGACATACTTGTCTTTATGGCAGGTCAAGTGTCTGGATTTATGGCTGCGGGCGTGACGTACTGGTTAGGGTCAAGCCGTGGAAGTGCTGAAAAGCAAATGAGCATTAAGGGGGTTAGGTGATGGATGCGAATATTATTGGTCTAATAATTTATATTGCAGGTGCATTTGTACTAACTCAAAAGACAAGCCCGACAGCCATGCTTGCTATTACTTTTATGATTGTAGGCAATAACATTTGTTTCGGATAACACCCACAAAAAAGCCCCTCGACAAAGGGGCTTCCAAACTACTATCAAATTAACAACAGGATGTAACAATGAAAAATATAAAACAAACGCGACAGGCAACCGCGATAGGTCTAATCATAGCAGCAGGTCTAGTTGGTTGCAAATCTGAAACGCAGAGCTATAAAGGTGAAGTTGAGTTAGCGCAAGCAACGCCACATGTTGAAGTTCCAGCTGTGGATGTTCCGCAAGCAGATGCGCCTACTATAGAGCTACCTATTGTGGAGCTGCCAACTGTAGAGCTAACGCCATCAGTGCCAGTTGTCACCCCTACCGATCCCACTCCAGTGCCACAACAGCCGACCCTTCCCATCTTCATAGGCGAAGGCATCAACACAATCACGCAGCAACCGTATAGCGGATCCATCGTAAAAGGTGGTGATACTTATTTGCGATACAACCAATCGGCCACAACAATGGATAAGTTTGAACTTCCAGAGTGGAAGGTAACGTATCGATATGAACCCATGATAGAAGTCTTGATCACCAACGGAGCCGAAACACTTTGCGCTCGTTATTCATGGAAGAAAGGTGGCTTTGGTTATGCTAAGCCATTTTGTTTATGGTCAGATACTCGCCAATCCCTGCCGCTTGAGGATATGCAAGCGGCGTATTATGGGTATAGCGTGATTGAAACTAGGGTTTGGGTTAATGGTGTTAGTGCGTTTGGCGTTAAGATAGATTAGAAATAAACCCCCAATTGCTGATTGGGGGTTTTGTTTTATATCTCTATATTGTTTTCTATCTGGTCTTGTCCTGACGGGGTTGGGAATGATCCACCACCATTAGATATGCACCCAAGTATTACACGTCTATTATCAGAGCTAACCCCACCCATTGGTGATGACGTGTTTTCAAACCTAGTACCTATGCACTGGTATTGAGTTAGTGATTGTTCATTAATGCCTCGTCTGGCATTCTTAATTTTACCACCGATAAATGTTAGCTCAGCAGCAGGGACAGCAGCGCTGGATAAGAACGCGTCTATACTTCCCGCAGGAGTTGAAAGTGCGTCTATGTCTGTATTGTTAAACTCTACGTTAGTAAATGTATCAATTCTAACGGGGCCAGTTAAAAATGAGCTGTCTGCTTTCATATTGTTTATTGTAGCGCCTTCTGCGGTAATGGACTTTGATGTCCCTAAAACCTTCGAGCCAGATGAAATGTTCACTTCATCACACACGCCAGAAGCAACAATACCCGCGTTAGACCTGGCATTTGTCTCCTCATCATATCCTATTGTAGAATTAGACAGGGATACTCTGGAGGTGTCTGTCATGCTAAAGCCTCTTGAAACTCCATGTACGTTTGAGTTTGTAAACTTGACGTTTTGACACCTAGTTAAGTTTGCACCATGGTCTTTTGCTTGAAGTATGTTTGTGTTTGATAAGTTTAAATTAAAAGCACCTAGCGCACGAACCCCGTAATACGCACCACCAGCCAATAGGCCTATTTTTCTGGTGTTGTAATTCGTGATGTTAATTCGCCTTGGGGATTTAGCTAGTTCGCCTTCATTCTGGTTTACGATTAATATAGCAGCAAATGTATCATTATCACCTAAACCGCCAGCCCTACAGTTTACGTTAGTGATATTGATATCGTGTGGAGTGTCATTTTCTCCAGATGCTAAATCACCTTCAGATTTAATTTCAACTTGATTAAAGTAAAATCCATCAGCCCAAACGTTTGAGATGTTACACTCCCCCCCACCAGTGAACGTGTCAATAATGTCTCTACTTGTACCAAAGCACTTATGATTGCTAATATTCTGACTTCGCATTGAAAATCCATCATCAGATGATACCTTTATCCCATCAACTCCGTGGTTACTTCCGTCTGGGCCTTCTCCAACATGATCAACGCGAGTCACGATTCCATTAACATCAAGAGAGCAATCATTCCCTACGGCAATAAACCTAGCACCCGTATTGTAGGTTACATGCTTACTTACAGAAATACTCGTCTCAGACTGCCATTCAACAGCGTTATATCTAGCCTGATCTGTTCTTGCGTCTGATTGAAATTCTTTAACCAGGTTAAGTTGCAAGTCGTTAGCTCTAATGGCTAATCTGTTTCTGTATATAGTTTCAATTCTCAAGTCATCAATTGAAAAACCATCAGGCATTGTATAAACAATAGGATCGGGACCAACTGCGTCATTATCCCAAATTAAGCGCCCTCCACCAGATAACGAGGTTATTGATTGTGGTATATCTGAGACTCGCAATACCACACCTTTTGGAATTACTATGTCAGTGCTGTACTTTAGGCAATCTTGCAATACATCGTCATTAATCTCCGCGCCAGAAAAATCAGCACCAAAATCAATGACATTTACTGGTAAGCCAGAGATGATATTCAGGCCAGTAATTGATTTGTTAACCTCATGCCCCGTCGCCACACTACCCTGCTCAAACTTAACAGACCCAAGCGGCGTCTCGTTAGCACTCTCATCTTCAAGCGCATCAACACCAACCGTCACTCGATATTCATCACCCACCAGAGCATAAGACACGCCACGCGTGCGGGGCTTACCGTCAAAGTCAGCCACGCTAGCAACAAATTCAGTTATGTTTTCTAATGCGCCAGTATTTGGAACGGCCATGTAAAAATCGCCACCGCTAAACGAGACGCGGCCGTCAATGTAGGTTAGGTTTAGAATGCCTGTAGTTTCATTGGCAAATACACCCGAGAAAATCTCATAACCCGGCGGGTAACTGGTTGGAGTTGCGCTAGGTGCAGGTTGACTATCGTCAGGCGATGCAATAATAAAATTATGGTTAGATAGCAGGTTCGCGCCATTACTTAGCGCTGCTTTGTAAGCATTAAACATTTGGGAGTTTTGCGGAGTGTCGACAACGCCGTTGTAATCAAAACCGGCAGCGTTCATCATGGCTTCTTGCAATGCAAGTTGCTCATTTCGGTCTAGCGCTTTAAGTGGCGATCCGTTGTTGGTTGTCGAAGGATTGTTATCCTTGAACTTACTATCCTTGTAATTCGGATCGGCCTCAGTTGCGCCTGGGTACTTCTCATTCGGTGACAAAGACATTGCTATTCCTCAGTTTAGCCAAGGAATAGCAGTGAGAGCGCTATTCCGTTGACGGTTCGTCTTGATATGGCGATACAAGATCGCGTGTATTCACATAGTATACATCAAGTTGACCGAGGGCGAAAAACTCAACCTTAGCGGTGACACCGATATCAAAGGCGGTCACAGCTTTCAATTCTTGCGTAGTGGTGCATGAATTATTGACCTCTGCGCGCTGCACTTCGAGCACTGGCTCATTGATTAGCATTCGCTCTGCATAGTTGAGGGTAGTAAGTGTTTTACATGCTACGGAGTTTGGTGCTAGGTGCATGTTTGGGGCGGCAATAGCGCATGTGCCAACACTAAGTAATAGCGCGGTTAGCGCGGCCTTTTTAAAGTGATTCATAACTTGTCCTGTTAATTGTTAATCTTCGCGTTAATCTCTTTAATATCAACCTCGATTGCGCCAATCTTTGTGGACTGCTTGGCTGAATCGATGCGAATGGCTGATATCTCTTTTAGAATTTCTTTCTGGCCTTCGATCACTAATTTCTCGTAGGTATCTAAGCGCCTTTCCATTGCTGCTTGGTTGTTTTCGATAATGGGAATCTTGGCAACTTGTGGCTGCATTTTCTCAATATCACTGGTATTACTTTGTATCTGTTTATCTTGCTGCCCTGCGTAGAATGCGGCGCTGGCAAAGCTCACGCATCCAGCAGTGACGACAGCAATGGCTACTTGTTGTAGTGGGGTAGACATGTTTTAAAGCCCTGATTTGATTGAATGGTTTCAGTATATCAAAAACAGGGCGATTGGTTTTACTTGACCTTAATCATTATTGGTGAGTTTTTGTCGCAGTTAAGCATAGACTCTAACTCCGAGCGCTTGAATCTAGCCAAATCATCAGCGGGGTCTTCAGTAAATCCGCCTACTGTCATTTTCACAACCTTACCTTTTCTTTTAAATGTAACCATTCTATCAATTGATTTCATCACACACCCACCTTCATATAAGCCGTTACCAATTCATTAAGCACATCATCGTGCGTTATCTTGCGAGCTTTCTCACCATTAGCTATTAAGTTGTCATGGTTGATCTTCTTAACCAGATATTCGAATCGCTCCTTGGTTGTTTCTTTAACACCAATCATTACGCGCTTTTCTGTTGTCTTTTCAATTGCCATTTTTAATTCCTGTCTTTGGGTTTGTGAATACACAATAGCACTACATAAAAATAAATACAAATAAATATATTCTGTTGACAACCACCAATAACAAGCCAATAATGAATCATCAAAACAAACGGGACAAATTAAAATGACACGCATCAATGTAGTGCCAGCAAGCGAACTAAACCAAAAAGAACTTGGCGGCGAGTGGAAAGAATTACCTCGCACATTCACACTCATCAAAGCTCGCATTAACAAGGGTCAATCACCTTCTGACATTAAACAGCCTTCTGAGTATGTTCTTGGTGCTGGCCACGTTATGTTCTTCTTTACTCGCGTTCAGTATCTAGTAAATCGATACACCGAGCTGTGTGGTGAGATGCTTAACCGTGGATACAAACCAAACCTAGAAATGTTCAACAACATAATCGATGATGTTGAGTCTTCCATTCCATTAGCATGGTGGGGTGATTACGTACCGACAGCAGCAGCCATTGATATGAACGTTCAACGCATGATTGATAATGGGACGCGATAATGACAAACAACCAAATGTGTGAGCTCGTAGAGAAACGGGCTCTATGTAGACGACAAGCCGATCGCATCGCTGAACTTGAGCGAATGCTTGTAAGGGCTTCAAATAAACTCGAATCCTACGATGGTACAGCGTTTTTTGTGGCTAAGATTAATATGGTTTTGGAGGGTGAGGGGTGAAGTTTTTTAACTGGATATTAAGTAAATATAAACACCTAATGCTGCGTAGAATTAAAAAGCATGAAAAGGAGCTTGATGATTTATTTAAAAGCCTTATCAATAGCCAGATTGAACAAGAAGCACTAATAGACAAGGGTGTCACGCAAAGCGAGTTATCCATGGGTTCTTATGGGGACTTAGATAGAACTATCGGCAGGCTTATAGCTTACAGCGCAAGAGTAGCTTACGGATACATGGCTGAGCATGAACTAAGAATTAGAATGATCGAGTGCGTAATCGCAGTTGAAGCAAAAATAGGCAGGGACATTACAGATAAACAAGAAGTAATGCGACTTATAAAAAGCTAAGGAGTAAACATGATAAATAAACTAATAGCAATAACCTGCACCACAACATTCGCATTAGTATGCTTTGCTGTGTGGTGTGCTTTATTCGGCGTGGTGATGTTTGCACCCGCTTTGGTGTTGATGGTTGGGGAGGTGTTTTAGTAATGACAACAGAAACAATGGCTGAGCTTTACGAAAGAAAATGGGTTGAGACAGGTGATTTAAATTACCTTGAGTTGGCGAATAAGTTGAGAAGTAAGGAAGGTGAGTGATGGAGTACAAGGAAATGAGCAATAAAATTCAGGCGGTTATATACCGATGCAAATCAACTGACCAGTTGCATAGGGCTGTAAGTTGGTGCAATTTACTGCTTAAGCACCTATCAAGAACTAATAGCACTATGTATCAACTGGCTCACCCACTCATAAAGCAGTGCATTCACGTTCAGGAGTATAGGTTAAACTTGAAGCTTCAGGGCGCTATAGATAATGTTTACGGTAAAGTTGAAGCTAAATAGGTGGTGTTATTATGATTAAGAAGAAAGGAAGCATTGTTCCTAAAAGGTTTCTCAGAGCCATAGAGAAGAGGTCTCAACATCTAGCTAAGTTTGGCTGTGATGTTGAGATTATTGGAAATACAATCTACCCAATAACTGAAGGCTCTGCGATATGCATCCCTAGTATTAAGTATTGCAACACCAAGAAGAACAAGAGGCTCGTTAAGGGGTTTGAGTTTCAGCCAAATTGCTGCATTGACAGCTCTAGGGTTAATAATAAAATTCGTAGTAACGTGTTTACGTTTGATATTTCTTCACCACCAATAAGTGCAACCTTTTACCCTGATTACAAATAAAAACAAAGCCCCAATCAAGGGGCTTTTCTTATGGTCTCGGCAAATCTAAATCACCCTCATACCAACTCAAGTGAGAAGCAACACGTTGCGCTGCACCATCTAGCGATTCCAGTCTTAACAAATACGCCGTGTTTGGCTGCAAGATGTGCTCAGCTTCGATTTGTGATATCTGAGCATCACCACCAAAGAAGCTGGTACTACCAAGTGAATGAACTGGAGAGAATATTAAATCACCATCAGCACTAATCGTTGCGCCTACGATGATCTGCGACTCACCAACAGCAGGGTTGATTGCATTTGCATTCTGATATGCAGCAGACGACCCGCCCGTGTAGGTTGGAGTCTCAAAAATAGACGCTGTAACACCTGCGCCATCGTATGAAATTTTACGACCTTTCAGTGATACAGGTTTGCTACCAGTCAAGAAAACCGTATCACTTGTCCCGCCTGCTCCGATATTAAATAAAGCCGATCCCTCAAACTGAACACCAAGCTTAACGTTAGCCTCAACATAACCTTGAACGGTCATTGCTCGAACGCCTTCATACAAGCCACTAGGCGCGGGCTCACCGCTAGAGCCCGCAACAGGCGCAGACGTCATGGAAAGCAATTGCTCACCAGATTGAGAAACCGCCCACAACTTACCTTCAGTGTTGTACTGCTCGTGCTCACCCGTCTTTAAGTAAATCGTTGCGGGATTCTCTTGAAACCGCTTTGAGCTCTCAGCATCTAAAGTGGGCTTTACGGCTGCGTCAACAATGATGATTGAACTTGCTGAACCAACAGACCCTTGATGCAGCACCGAGCCACTAGCGCCAGCATCTGCTAGCTCAATAAAATCGTCATCAGGCACAGTGAATTGAATTGCGTCTGCCATCTTTCCTTCTCCTACTTTTACTAAACAAAATCAACCAACACACCGACCCATTTGTCAGTGGGAAAGATTGACAAAATTAACTCTTCAAATTCGTCCTGCCTTGCTAGTGGCACCGTTGCCGTGTTTGGCATGATTTCACCTGCAACGTAAACAAACCCGCGCCACTTAACTGGATCGGCAGGGATTGGATAAAATTCTGGGTCGTCAATCTCGACTAGATTACCCATAAACGCATCATCACCGCCCATGTGGGCATTCTCGCCACCCATAGTGAGCGGTTGGAATCTGACAGCTGACACGCGATTAACTAGCGGATAGTATGGCGACACTAACAAGTCATTCGGGTTCCACAGCACAGGGTATTCAACCGTCTGTGCTCCCATAAAGGCATTTTCGCCACCCATGAAAGCATCGTCACTACCCATGGTTAGATCGAGTATTTGCTCATCTGGCATCCACCAATCATGGACGTAAACATCAAAGCCATATCCGCGTAGTATTGACTGTAAGTATGCCGGACTTTGTCCACCCGTCATCTTCCAGGTAGCTTCAAGTCTATCTCTGCGCTCTTGCTCTGTCAGTCCCGATGATGGCAAGTAAAACTGGTCTTCCCATCTCAACAAGTTGTCTGTCACTTGCGGGTCCAACTGTTTGTATGTCTTGTCAAACAAGTCACGGTAATATTGCGGATACGTTAGACCCTGATAAAACAATCGCAATGTCTTGGTGATAATCAAACTGAACATGCGGCTTTGTGGCAGCGCCGCTTTCCATAGGTTTAGGCTCATATCATCACCCCGTAACCGCCGTTCATTTTTGCGTTGAATATGCCGACCTGCTTATCTCCACTAACCAAATAATTATTAAGTAAACCGACATCCTTATCGCTCTTCTCTCCGTAGTAGTTAACAAAAGAGTTGGCGGCGTCTCCGCAGTCCTTGCATAGTTGCGTTAAATCTTCCTTTTTGTAAGCGCCTTTTAGCTCAACGATGTTATGTGGCATATCTAAAATTCCGCACCTGTCGCACTGAGCTAACGAATTTTTATGGAACTTTCTAAGGTATTCGATATTCATATCATCACCCTACACAAACGAGATAGAAACAAGCTTTGCTTTCTCGCCTGTACCTAGTTGATAGCTTGGATCGACACCTGCACCCGTTTGGTATAGGTAAACACTTGCGCCAATGAATGTGCCGTTGTTCGCTCTCACGATATCGTTGATCACACCTTCGACCGCAATCTTAGATATTAAGTCGGTACGCGGCGGTACTGATAAGCCAGTAATGAACGGTTCAGCATCTAGGAAGTAATCCGTTAAACCCTCCTCAATATCCGCTTGTATCTGCGCTTGATTGCTCACAGATAAGCCAGATACAGCAACAGTAAAGCCAGTGCGAGTAATTGGAAATACATTCACAAACACACCTACAGGTCGGCGTGATGCTTTGCCGTTACTATCAAACTCAATCGAGTCGTACACTTCTTGAAGTTGTGTTGGTGTTGGTATCCCATCTGGATCACCACTGCTTGCAACGGTAGCTTCTGCGTAAACGTCCACTTCCATTGGTGCGCCAGTGTAAATATACGCTCCAGATATACCATTAACCTCAAGCGCCCACAATTGATAGTCAATATATGCGCCACCCTGCTTGCGTCGTCTAAATGCTTTCTGTACGCGCTTACGATATGACGCGGTTGTTTCTGGGTCTGCACCTGTCACAAGTTGCCCTGTCACGGTTGCTATCTTGCCAACTTCCGCCAATGGGTTAACAAACGACACTTCAGCACCATCGGCTAAGTTACCGTTTGCACCGATACCATTATTAAAAGTCGGATCGTCAGCGGCTTTGATCGTTATCTGAATCGGGTTGGTGGTTAGGATGTAAGCTTGCGTAGTGATGTAAGTAAAACCATTCTGTGAAGACTGCAATTGTGTACCAGCATCAAGCGTGCCGCCTAACTGCTCCACTGTGACGCTAATTGTGTGCTCTGCGCGTTGTCCTGCCTTTCTGCCATCAAGACCAATCAAGTTACCCCAGAAGTTTAGCGGGTTCACCGTTAGGCCAAGCACCTTGATATCTTCACTGGAGCACGTAGACACGAACCACTGTTTAAGCATGAATGTGGAATAGTGCTCAAGCATCACAAAAACACTTGCCGTAGCTTGGCTGTGCGCTCGCATAAATGACTTTTGCAACAGTGGTATTTTTTGGTTTAGTACGGATTCTAACTGCGCAATAATGCTGTTAGATATTTCTTTGATTGTTCTAGCCATTAGCTCCCCACTCAACAGGTAAAGTGATGTTATTTGAGCTAGAATCCTGCTCAATAGTTATGCTAATCATAACACGGTTTAGACCACCAGAAGTAACAGACACATCGATGCTGTTAGCGTTGCCATTACTGACAAGCCACTTTAGATCTGCTTCGACCGCTTGCACTAGCAGCTGATAGTTTTTTGAGGACTGAGGCTTATTGTTTATCACTTGCTCAGTTTGTGAGGATAACTTTTCCTCTGGCGTATCGACAGCTTCATTGCCAAACCAATCATCAGGCGAGAATAGCGACATATAAACCGCCGTTTCTAGCCCATCAGTCATTTGGACAAGGCCGTTTTGAATGTTGATATTGCCATCGTTTAGCGTTTGGAAAAGTAAAACGTCACCGTCTTGGTTTGCCATGTTAGCGCCTTGTTGTTGTGTAATGGGTTAAGTATACACTAAAGGCTCTGGGGTATGAAAAAGCCCCTGTGGTGAGGGGCTTTGGTGTTTAACACTCCCTTGAATTTATAACCCTTCTAGCTAGTGATTTCGTTTCACTGTCGTATTCACTACCATTAATTATCTCATACAAAAATTCTGTTGAAAGGTGAGATAACGCATGTAGACTCATTGAACTTTCCATCACACACCACCCATATACAATTCATCAACACTACACCCTAACGCTTTCGCCTCTTCCATCACTTCAATACGCTTTCGAAGTTGCATTGTCTTTATCATCTTTTGCGATGGCTTAACGTCCGTTTTTGCTTTCGGTACGGATTGAAAGCGCTTCATTGTTTCTTGTTGGAGTATGTCTTGTCGGTTCATTAGTTCGACTCCTTGCGGTAGTTTGTTTTGTCTACGATTCGAAGCCATTTATTTAAAAAGTCAGGCTCTACTTTCCACTTGTCAAAATCAATCGCATGATAACCAACTCGATCGCCTACCCATGCGCAATACAAATCATAAGCCGCTTCCAATCGCTCGCGCCCTTCGCGTTGTTGTGGGGATTCTGGTTTGCTAAAGGTGTAATTGCCTTTGTGCAAATCAAGAATGATATCCATGCCGTGCGCTGTGGTGTTGTCGTTATCAAGATTTTGGACAATAACCACATATTCACTTGAGTACATGACGCGATAAGTGAACGAGTCGCGATTAACCTTGCATAGTGAGCCAACAGGCGGTAAGCCTTCGCCATTCCATTCATTACCACTAAACTTACTCATCTCATATTGATGCGGAGTGGTGTCGATTAGGTCAAGTGCTTCTTTCTCTTCTGGTGTTTGTGTTGCTAGGTTGTCGATGTTCATTTGGTTTTCCAATGCTGCGGCGCGGAGTACGAAAATACACAAGTTTAACGGGCTATCGACTGTGTTTAAGAAGTCAGCCTTAACGCTTTGCACCATTCCGTTAATATTAACAACCAAATCATCATCAACAAAAGCATGCCCACGACCTCTAAATTCATCAGCGCTCATACAGTAGTCAGCAGGGTTGCATGGCTGAAGCGCTTGCCCATATCGACTCGCATCGATAGTGAACTTATCGCCAAACTTGCAGATTAATGATTCTGGATTGGCAATCTTAGCTTCTTGGTACGTATTATATGTTTTCATCTTTCATTGTCCTGTTTATTAACCTACAGACACAATAACCGACCTAATGAGTAAAATCAAGTCAGTTATTGCATTTATTTTATTTAAGGTTGTGAGCCACTATTGCCAGTAATTGGCCTGCCTTCTGCGTCTAAGTAACTACCAGCAGCGTGTACGTGTCCATTCTGCTCTTTACCTGCAACAGTAAGTGAGGCTGTACCATTGACAGTAGGAGCGCCCACACTAACTGGAGATGTTGCCGAGCCGTCAGGATTGATAATGAATCCGTTTAGGTTAAATACACCGCCCGTCTCAGTCATCGCCCCACTAGCTTCAACCGTCTTGGTGTAAGCCCCATTGGTTTCAGACCATGATCCATCCGCGTTAACGCTTTTCGAATAACTGCCGTTAGTCTCAACGAATGAACCATCTGGATTAATCGTTTTGCTGTAGCTGTCATTGGCAATGATGATTGTGCCGTCTTTCTTTAAATAGACGTGGTTAACTGGATTTCCATCAGCATCACGCGCATACGTGCGCTTCTCCCCTGCAACTGCAATCTTGTTGTCGTAGTCAAACGCACCAAAGTAAACATCATTGCCATTCTCGCTAGTGCGATCGCTCCATCCGTCATCTTGTGGTAGTGGTTTTGAATCGTCGCCTAGTGGTTGTAGGTGTTCCATTTCGTTTATGTCACTAGCATCAATCACGGCCTTTATTCGGTCGCCAATTGCGCTAAGTGCGCGTGTTATTCTTCCCACGGTAAAACCTCCACATCTTCACCATTGTAAGCCTCTGGTAGCGTTAACTCTAAAGCACACGTTCTTGAATTTGGTGTTAGTGACATTGTAACGCCTCGCACAAACATTTTAGTGTCACGATAAACCATCGCGGTTGGCGCTTGAATGTTCACGAACGTATTTACCGCATACAAGTCACCTTGTGGATCGCGTAGTGTCGCCAGCTCGCACGAGTAACGAATCGAATTGGCCAAGCCTCTAGCCCTGCGACTTACAGCAACGGTTTTTTCATCACCGTTAAATGAGTCGGTCGCCATGTAGTTATCAACGCGTAATGAGTTCGTAAGCTTACGATTCTTGGCTGTGTAACTGGTTGGATTCTGGCGAATGATAACTGGCAATATCGCCGTGTAATCACTGTAATAGCTCTGCTCACTGAATTGCGGCACCACTGATAACAATGGCGGTTGATTATCCTTAAGGAATGCCACGCTTTCGGATTCACTCGCCTTGGTTAAAAGCAAGTTACCCTCTAGGTTGTTAGTGATAACAATATCGCGCTGCTTGGCTAGCTCAGTAAGATAAGGTGCCACTCGCTTGTCAGGCTTGATGGTAGCCACGTTAAACGATGCGCCCACATCAGCTTCAACCACAACATCAAAAGGAAATACCTCCGTGATAGTCTTGGCAATGCGATCAAGCTTAAAGCCTCTCACTTCGACAGGATAAGCCGAGATAGGTACGCAAGTATCATTAATCACAGCACAGCGAGAATACCCCGACAAAGTGACAGTGCGACTTTGCGCCGTAACGGACGGGTTAACGCCCATCTGCGTCCCACTAAAAACCAACTCTTCACCAATAAACACCTCTATTGATTGATAACTAAACGGCTTGAATAGATCTCTGAACTGCGTATTTTCTGGCTCGAATGGCACGATAATGTCGCACGTATCAAAGCTGTCAAAACGCTGACTAATCACCACCTCTAGAAAGTTTTTAAACTCAGTCGAGCCAATCAACACCGTCACTTCATCAAGGGTTGGGTTAATCTTCGTCTTAGTTGGTGTTTTAGGAATAAATAACTTCGTGCCCGCGTCAAGCTCTGCACCCGCTGACGGGTTAGCCTTGCGCAGTGTGGATGTGCTTTCTTCTGTGCCGTATTCCTTGCGGCTTACGTCTTCAAAGGTTTCGCCTTGTTTGGTGGTGTAGGTTGTCATTGCTTGTCCTCATACTGCGACTTGTGAATAAATAGCTTTTCCGTTGCCTTTCTTGGCTTGCCATCCCGAGATGATAGCGCCTTTAGGTCATGATGCCACACGCAAACAAAATCATCTGGGGCATTGTATTCACTTACAAACACATGGTGTCCTTCTTTTGTTCTCGCTCTGCACCAATCCCAGAATGTATCGCTGCAAAACATAGCACCATAGCCTGATTTGTTTGCGTATGGCGGATCGCAATAAATAATACTTTTTGGCGGTATTGATAAATCATCATACCTCGAGTGCATCAGCTTAACTCCATTTAACTTTGGCGATTGCTTCATCGCGCTACTTCTTGCAGCTCTCACAAAGTCGTCATATTTATTGCCTTTAGCCCATGTGTTTTTAAATCTGGCAGCAAATGAACAAGCAAAATACATTAGGCAATCCACCGGATCCATTGAGTCTTGTTTAATTGCCACTTGTCGCATTTCTTTTGTATATTCACTCGAGTTACTTGGTATCACCTCTGGGTTATCTCTAATCATACTTAAAGCTAAAATCAAATGTTCGTTACTATCCGCACCAATACGCCACCCGTCAACTTTATCAATCATATTTGCGCCACCGACAAATGGCTCAACGTAACACTGACCCTCTTTACGGTTTTTTAAAATAATTGGCAAAATATGCTTTGCTATTCTTGCTTTGCTTCCCATGTATTTCATCTTTCTCTGTCCTGTTTCATTGTTTATTGTACTAAATAACGCATCAAGCGCCCTTTAGGTATCGTCCAAATATCCGAGTTATCCAAACCGTTTAGCAAAATAACCCTTTCCACTGTATCGCTATCACTGGTTCCAAAATACTGATAAGCAAAATCTAGCACTAGCATGTCTCGCTCTAGTACCACATTTCTGTAACGCTGTAGTGTCGAAGCTGAGTCAATTACACTATCAACAGTCTTTGTTACGTGGTCAAGTAGCGCCTCATAACCTGCGCCCTCATCTTCAATAGACACTGAAGCATAATTGCGCTCTTTCCACTCTACGTATTCAAAGAATGAATCTTGAATCGATATAGCTGCGGTTAGCGCTTCATCTCGCGTTTCAAAATCAGTTGCCAGAATGCTATCAGCCGTTGCAGAAACGTTGGTTGATGCAAACAGATCTTGTGTTTGTACTGAGTTTTGACCGACGTTGTTGTATGTCGGTGTGGTGGTTGTGTTATCGGGTCCAATAATGTCATCAAGCAAATCACCATAAGCGTCAAGCTTGGCGCTTATCAATGTTGCTGTGTTGGTAGCTGATTTAACTAACTGCGTACATTGAAAAGCCAGTGTAAGCGGCGTGCCGATTAGCGTATCAATTCCGTTAGTGATTGAGTTGGACACATCATTTATAAACTCTTCAGCATCCGCGACGCCTTCAACTAGCGGTTTTAGCTCTTCTTCAACAGTGCCAACAAAATCATTGATCTCATTAATCAGCGATTGTTCTTCAGCGACAGACTCCAGGTTAATCCCATCGGCAAACTCTTCACTTTTCACATTATCAAAGTTAGTGCTTGCCGCTTGCGCTGACTCATTGCGGTTTGTCTGTGCGCTTGGATATAGGTCGGTAATTGTCTCAATGAAAGTGATAGTGAAAGCGCTCTGGTTAGCACCAGTTTTCAATCTATCGACCTGCTCTATATCATCAGTAGCGTTAACCGTTAACAGCCCGTAGATTGGGTGCTGTAGCTTTCCTGCCCCTTGCTCTGATAGCGCTTCGAAAAACTCATTTGCTTGCGTGTCGTGGTCTTCCCCTGAGAAATAAATCGTCATTGGGATAGTTTTCGCACCAGCAAAGTTATCCTGCACATACACATCTTCGCTTGAGACAAACTCAAATACGGTTGTTTTCTTTTTAATCTTGCGCCTTACATCCTCATATTGCAGCGTAAATTCTGCGCCACTTGGTGAGGTGTAGGTGCATGGTACTAACCTATCTTGCCATGCCATTTAAGAAGCCTCTTTAATTGCTGTTTATGCCAATATTGTAGCATGAAAGGAAAACCCCTCTGGTGAGGGGTTAGGGTTTTATTGGCTATTGCTTGTTTAAAATTCTACGCCATAGATTGCGATTCATAACTTCTTTAAGCTTGTTTGTTGCCAATCGCTCAGAGTTGTTTATTACCGCTATTTTATCTACCTGTCGACTTAGCGAGTCAATTAGGACGTCAACCCCTTCAAATTCAACGCCACGGTCGGAAGCCTCCCCAACAAATCGACCTCCAACCTCTATTAGTTTATTAGCTGCTATAGCGTTGCTCACTGGGCTTTGGTGTAAGAAATTACCGACAGAGATGTGATTAAACACGATTCTTTCCACCACTGGAGCGCCACCTTTCAACTTTGAGTTTTCATCCTTAAGCGACTTAATCTCATTCAATATGGATTCGTACTCTGATAGCTTTAATCTAACCTCTACATTAGGCTTTCCCATCACATCCACCCCTCACTAACCGCACGATAAACAACATAAGACCAAAGCGCCACGCCTGTTAGCACGATGGCAAAGAATTTCTTTTTAGATATCATTAGCTAACTCCATGCCAAGGTACAAAGTTAATTGTTATTAGCCAAGCTATGGCGACCACTATTAACGCTATGATTTGGTGCTTATTCATAAACCCACCCCACCAACATCAAAACCAAAACAATAACCGGCGTCGTTAGCCCGACGATCCAAGGGCTTATGTAATTTCTGTTATGGGTTTTCATTTGTCGTCTGCCTCCACAACCACAGTTTGAATTAATACCGACTGCTGACCAAATATCAATCTAGCCGCTAAACCTAGAGCAATAACGAAGAATGCAAGGTACACACCAGTAAATAATGCAGATTCTTCAAATATGAAAGGCACTGGCACCAATAAAAGGAATGTGATTACAGCTTGCATTGCGATTTTTTTAAATGTGATTTTATTTTTCATTGCTTTGTCCTTTTTTCATTACGTGTTTAGGGCTTGCGTGATACTCGTTACCGTCCTTGTCGTAAAGAGTTAGTGTCCACTCTTTAAGTCGGCGGTAGTAAGTTGCTTTTGGTAAGCCGTTATACTTTTCCAATTTCAATCTCCTTTGATATTTTCAATGCGTAAGCTGTGATTTTTTTATCTAACCAAGGCTTTTGAGTCTTTTCATACTCGTAAGCCTTTGGCCCGTATACGAATCTAGCCCCGTAGCTACCAAATCCGCATTTTGGGCAATCTAAACATCCTCTAAAAATCCATTCACAGGATGCGCAAACCCTAACCTTTGCAATCTTGCTCAATTTAAGCCTCCACTACCGAACCCAGTCGAATTCCAGAGTTAAAATCATTAATTGAAAAGTTTTCGCATTTTGCTGTTTTCTTTCCATTTACAACCTTTACGCAGCGAACTGCATCATTAACAGCGTAAACAAAAACCGTGTAAACTTTTTTTGCAACGCCCATTTCGTCGCGCTTTTGAATTTTGAATGTTTTGTTGATAATTTCCATGATGTTGATTCCGTTTGTATGTTTCGTTTCGATAGAGCTATAGTATCAATATGCTGGACTTGTGTCTAGTAAAGTTGGACAGTTATTTTAATTTATTTTCGACAGGCAATAAAAAAGAGGCCGAAGCCTCTTTGTTTTACGGTTACTCAGATTGAGTGACTGAAATTTTCGATTAATTTCCAGTGTTTATCAGATTCAACCTTGGTGATTGCATAGGGCTTGATACCTGAGCGCCATTCTGACCAGTCACATTAATATCAAACGTTTCTTTATTCTCGCTGATAGATCGGCTAATTCTCTCTTGAGGTGTAACCACTGCATTAGCATCAATGCTCATTGAACGCTTGATGTCTTCGTCATCACCACCGAAACCAAAGAAGTCTTTAGCTGCGTTGACTTTGCCCATAACGCTCCCAACGGTTGACTCATAAAGAGAAGCGATACCGCCAAACAGATTGCTAAAGTAATTGGTAACGCCATCCCATTGAGCGCTTATTAACTCCATAGGCGACCAATCGAACATTGACTTAACCATTTGCACACCGATGTTAAAAGTGGTTTTAATTGAGTCCCACATGTTACTAAACCAATCGCTAATATTTCCCCAGTTGTCGTATATGTATTTAACTGCGAAACCTAGACCAACAACAGCGGCCGTGATACCAGCAATTACCCACACTATAGGGTTAGCTGCCATTGCTAAGTTAAACGCCGTAACAAGTACGGTTATAGTTTTTAGCACTACTGATAATCCAGTTAGCGCCACTATAAATCCACCAACCCACTTCGCCCACTTCACAAACTCACTAAAGTTGGCACCCAAATCACCAATCCAACCGATCAGCGTTTCCATGTGCTGACCTACGTCGCCAATGGAATTACCAATAGAGTTAAATAGTTTATCTAGGTTCTGGCTGATCAACTCTTTATTGTTAATCATCCAATCGTTGAACTTGTCAATCATTGGTGCCAACGCTTTACCAATCAAGCCAGATACCTCTTGTGTGAGAGATCCAATTATCTTGGCGGTTTTAGATTGGGCTTTCGCCATATCTTCCGCGCCCTTGCGTGATTGGTCGGTTCTGAAGTTTAGCATTTGGTAGTTTTTGGTGATGTCTTCCATCGACTTACCTTGCAGGCGAAGTGTGGAAATGATTTTGTTGGCTTCGCCGCCCATCAATATATCAGCGGCTGCGGCTGCTTGTGTGGCGTCTTCCATCTTGAGCGCTGCGTCAGTGATGGCTTTGAATTGTTCGTCTGGTGATAGTTTTTTTATCTCATTAAACTGCAAGCCAAGGATACCAAGCGATTCGGTAACGGCGGTTATTTCTTCGATACCTGCCGACTCACCAAGTTTATTATTCATTTCCTCATACAAATCTGTGACATTCTCCGCATTTAACCCAATGCCTTTAATGCCATTTGTGACCGCTTCCACAGTTTCTACGCTAGCACCCATAGATCGAGTCATATTATCAGACTCAAGTTTCATTTGGTTAACGGCTCCAGCACCGACCACTAAAGCTGTGCTTAATGCTGCGATACCTTGTGCGGCTTTTTTACCAACGCCAAACATGGATTCAGTTACTTTAGAGGTTGCTGCGTCAATTTTGCGGAGACCTAACTCAGCACTTTCAAATTTCTCAGTAAGTGGAAGCTGGTTAAATTCTTTTGCTGATTTTTTTATTGATACCGTTAGGTCTTTGATGGAGCCTGTCATTTTTCGGACAGGCTTTGTCATATTATCAATGCCACGGAACACCGTGCTGATCGTATACTTCGAGGCCATTACTTATTCCTTTCGTTTTTGAAAGCTCATTAATTCTGGCACAAGTAGATCGTAGTAGAAGCGCAATTCTTGAACGGTTATTTCAGTCGGTCTAGGTGTGTTTGCAAAATCCCTAGCCACTTGTGCATACATTGTTGTGTATATATTAGCACGGGTGTTGGGGTCGACGTATTTACCGAAGTGCAAACGAATAGGGAGCCTTTGAAGCTCCCCACCGTTGACGACTCTAACCGTGGTTAGGCCAAAAAAAGCAATGCAAACTCTTTAAGGATTTTTAGATCTGAGTTTGGAAGCTTACAGATTTGAACGTATGGTACGCCAACCATGCCGCTAATGAACATCATCAGCTTTTTCATGTCTTGATTCTTGCCGCCCTTGTCCATCATCTCCCAAGCTAGTCCGCCTGGCTCTTTAATGGTAATGACTTTCTCATTTTCGCTGATTGGTTTTTTAAGCGTTAGCACGTAGCTATCACCATCAACAATAGCGCGACCTAGTGAAATAGGCTTAGCGAGCGTACGAAGCTTGTCTTTGAAGTCTTTCGCGTCATCTTCAAGCATTGAATCAACGTCTGTGTCGATGTCCATTGCTTCAAATAGGGTAATGAGTTCAGCCTCTGCGGCTTCTAGTGGGATTTGTACGTTTGATTTAGTCATGGGTGTTAGTCCTGTTGTGTAAGTGATGAAAGCTCTTTTGCGATGTTCTCAATGGCTTTGTTGATTGGGTCTTTTTCGGTTTCAGAGTTGCTACGGTGAATTATTGTTCTCAACGGTGATAGTCCATCAAGTGCTTTTGCAAGCGCATTAATTCGGTCGGTAACTTCAGAGTGCGCTAGCTCATCTTGCGCTCGCTTAATACTGCGCTCCGATTTAGATCCATTAAGTTTAATGCTGTGCTGAATTAGTCGCATTGTTAGCGTATTGCTGTCGGTGACTTTGCCTGCTGCGCGTTGTTGCTTGCCGCTTGTAGCTATGATTCTTACTTCGTCTTGCATTAACTTAACAGCGTAAATGTTAGGGATACCGCAAGTTTCGACAAAATTAATAACTTCTTGAGTTAAATAACCCGCATCAATGAAGAAGTTAGGATGTAAGTCGTGGCTAGCTGCCTCGCTAGATTGAGTAGCTAGAAATAATTTGAAATTGTCACGATCTGTTACTTGAGGCGCCTTAAAAATAAGCCCGTCAATCGGATGGAATTCGGTGCAATCTTTCTTCACATCTATAAATACAATCATTTTAAAAGTCCTGAATTTAATGCTCCCCACCACAATGGCTAAAGGCACAGGACAGAGCCGGGGAGCACGTTAAGTATAACCACTTAAAAATAATTAAACAAATGACTTGATTTTATTCAATATGCTGATTAAGATTAATTCAACTTAACAAACAGGATGATTAAATGAAATTTACAGACACACCAACCACCACCATTGATGAAGTGTTAATTAGCACTCGTGGCAACATTTCACAAGCTGCGCTCAAGATTGGTATTAACCGTGGCACACTGCGTAACTACATCGCCAAGAAAGATAAAGTCTTACTAGTTGAAATTGACGGGAAGCTTGTCCCTTTTGTGGCTGACCGCCGTCAGGGTAGTTATAAGAAGGAGAGTAAGTGATGGGTAAAATTTGGAAGGTTGGAATGGGAACACCACCAAAAAAGGTGGATTTCTCTAGCGATGTTGAGCTTGATGTTTCATTTGGTCGATCTGAAATTTATAACTACTGGTGCTGCTCCGGTTGTAATGATTACTTTGCCTACTTCTCGACAGAAGAGAAAGCAAACAGGCAGTGGGAATCATCAAGCAAGGTTAAGGCCTACTGCGAGCCATCAACCAAATGCTTGTGCGGAGACTAACCATGCAAACACCAGAGTACGCAAGGAACGCACACAAGGCCGCACAGGCAGAGCGAGTTAGAGACTACCCTATGGCAGCGGTCTACTGGAATAAAGCCGCTAGAAGCGAATGCACAGAGAAACAACGCCATTGGGCTGAGTGTCGCTGTCATAACTGTAAAAGATTTGTGGAGGAATGGGATGTTTAATCAATACGACAAGTGGATCAACCAAAACAAAGAGCGACTAATCGAAGCGTGGGAGGTTGGATTTCTAGATGAAGCGCCAATCACTGCCGATACATACGAAGACTTCGTTTTGGCTCAGTGGGAATCCAAATGCCAAGACCAAAAATAAACAAGTGCCGCGATTGCTGGACACCTGCGCAAACCGACTATCTAGGTCTGTGTGATGTGTGCGCCGGCAATCCGGTTATCGTTAACGAGAAAATCAGAGCCTCGCAAGTCACTAAAGAAATTAGAGATGGTTTGGTGGGGTTTTACGAGAAACTAAAACAGGAAGCGAGAAGATGAGAAATAAACAGGCAAAACAAATGATATTCGACTGTGTTAGAAAAGATAGAAACCTATGCTGGTTCGGCGAGGACTCTGAAATATTCTTAGCCAAGTCGGAGGATCATCTTGTAGGTGAGTATGGATATCCAGATCCAGACTTTCCAGAAGGGCAGTACGGGCTAATTAAAAAACCAGTGAAGTTTATGTGGAAGAATGGGTTTTGCAGCGAAAAAGGAGTACAGCCGATTGTGTCGTGGGCTTATGGCGAGAAAGAAGATTGCTCGCAGATACTTTCTAGTTACTGTTAAACTAACAAAAAACCCCTCAGTCGAGGGGTTTATATTTTTCTACTATTGTTGCTGAAACTTCCCGGGCCCTTCAAGCGTCAATGGCGCAGTACCATTCATCGAGCTAACTTCAATATCGCCCGTAATGTTACCTTGACCTGCTCGAACCGTACCATCTGAATAAACCGCTTTCATTGGCACAAATCGCCCCGCGTCTGCAATGTTTTGAATGAACTCCAAATCATCGTTGTCATCATCAATGGCAAAGTTAACGCCACTAAACTTCCAACCAGTAACCGTTTGGATTAATCGACCGCTAATGCCGTCACCGTTCGCGCTAAACTCGTTACTCTTACCGCCTAACATCGTGTTACCGTCTGCATCGGCTGCGCATTTAAAGCTGCGACCATTGATCGCAAATTCTACTAATGAACCCGGCATATTATGCGCCTCCTAAGTAAAAGCCAAACAACAAGTCTAGGCTGTGAATGTCCCAGTTGCCCGACAGCTTAACAGGGTACGTTGTGTTAACTCGGTTTGGATTCGAGCCATCAATCGCCGCCACCGTGTTTGCTTTGGTAAAGTCAGGGTCTGAAATGATCGCCTGATTTGCCAAGTTATCCGTTAACACTGCAAGCGCTGCCACTGCGTCACTCGGCTTACGAGCGTTAGGGTTAGTGCTTACTTGGAAGTCAGGAATAAGCGGCGCTTTCTTCCATTCTGGTTGATTAAAAATCAAATCCAAGTTGTAGATGATGTTTTGCAACTTAACGATGTAAATAACCTTGCCGTATTCTGGATCGGGCTTGCCATCTGGATGATAGAAAGTCAGCGTATTGTCTAACTTAATTGCGCCATCTTCTATAATCGTTGAAGAAACACCCGCCTTCCAAGCTAAATCGCGCTCATCGTAGTTCCACTGTGCGCCATCTGCACCGTTAACAACAGTGTCAAGTGTCATACCACGGTATTCAGTTGCTGGATCTTCATTCGCTTGTGATGCGATTCGAGCCGCTGCACGACCTGCAATAATCCATGGTGCGGTAGGTGTGCCAGGACAAGGGATAACTGCATTGGTGCGGTCTAACTTGCGGTTTTCTGTGTAAGCTTTTAAAACCGTTTCGTCAGTCTCGTTAGTGCCGTACAAGGCAAATAACGGCTTACGTACTAGTTGACCCCAACGCCCCTCGTTAAACGCGCTCAGTTCATCGTGTGCGACTGTACCAAGTTGGTTAACAATGATGGTTTCCCATACGTTACCCATTTGCGCTGTAGCAACTGCTGTTGATGGATCGACTAAGCCACCAGTCATTGTACCAACTGCGAACGTTACGCCTTGCGGTGTGCCGATAAGCTCAACCACTAAGTCATTACCAGTAGTGCCGGTATGCTTCGCTGTCAGTGTTACCTTGCCAGTACCATCAGTCGCGATAACAGGCATATCAAGATTGCCGTTAATAGCGGTGATCATCTTTGGTACGATTTCAGTCGGCGTTTCATCTTTTAGCGCGGTAAACGCATTAGATTCCACACCACCTACACGGACGGTATATTGAGCCGCGACCGTTTGCGTACCTGTCGGTGTAATGTCTGCCGAAGCTGCAACGCCAGACGCTTCATTTGGTAGCGGGTAAACAGTAACGCCAGCACCAAGAGCGCCTTCACCACTGTCAGGGAAAATCTGTTTTGCAATCAAGTGAGCCGGAGAGCCAAAACCCATCGCCTCAGCAACATCTAGTGATGATGTGATTTCAAATTTATCTGTTGAGTATGTCGCCGCGTCACTGCCCTGTGCAAAAATAGCAATTCGCTGTTGCAGAAGGTAAACCGCGCCGACGTTAAAGTTTTTGTATTGCGTATCAATGCCAACGGCACTTGCTCGCAATGAATTTGGTAATCCCATGTTTTACCTCGTTATGATGTGTAATCGTATTCGCACGTTGTGTAAATCTCGCCGCTATCGCCTCGCTCTACATCAATTACAATGCCCTCTAGCTCTACACCGTTGTTTATGACTGGTGTGTCGATCACGTTGCACTGCAAAGAAATGCGCTTTACAACGACAGGGCCCAATTGACGCGAATCAAAGTCAGGTTCGAAATACTGCTCACCTGTAATATTAACAGAATTTACCAACTTGCGATCGAGCTGCAAATTGTTGTTAATGTCGGCTTTTAAAATCTTATTGACTAGGTTAGCAACACGGCGACAAACTTGAGATGCGTCTAAGTCATCTGGAATGTGCCCTTCTGGCGTTTCCTTTGCTCTACCAATACCAAAACAATCAATATTAAGAGTCAGTAGCTTTTGTTGCTTGCCGTGGTTTGCACTCACACCCATCTGCTTAGAATCATCAGATTCCTTAATGCTAATGACGGGCGTTGTGTTGTCCTTCATGTTGTCGAAAGGATTAAACCTATCGGCGAACACGCGCAACTTGTACAATTCTGGATCTTCACCACCGGCCAATGCTAACGCTTGCTGATTCGCTGACTCGTTGATCAGTATCTCGCCAACCTTATCAATCACAATCTGAATTGTGTTCTCACTAAGGTCAATCAAACCTGGAATAACACTAGTAGCCATAAGACCCCAAATCACAAAGTATGTTGCCGTTAGCCTCATCGGGCGCAGCTCGGGTGATTTTATAAGTCACTACTACGCCATCAATATTGGTCTCGCGTACTGTCCACGGTCTTTGTAACTCGTCAGAAACGCCTTCTGGTAAGGTGATACCTAACTCATTAAGGTCTAGACGGTTAATGGACGCAGTAGCAAGATAACCAGATACAGGTTGACCCGTATCTGGATCGATTAGATTGTGGATAACAGTCAGAACAGACTTCAACGGATACTCAACATCATTGGGATCAATTAGGACAATGTCCGTACTAAACCCAAACTTTGAAGAGTTCATGATCCGCTGTGAGTCTTTTTGTAGCCGCTGAAGTAAACTCATTATTGTTTAACCACTAAACCGCGCTCTAGCATTGACGCTAAAAGCTTATCGTTAGACTTAAACTCAGGCCAATTAACATCAACCATATCACCCGCTGTCTTAATGCCAGCGCGGAAACCGATTGATTGACCTTTGGCTACAGCGTAACCGCTAGTTTTAGCCACTGGCACATCTTGCTCACCGTCAAGCGCAGCAATAGCACCTTCGATCAACTCAAGCGCCCCTTTGCGTGGTGATTTATCCGACTTTTCAGCCTTAAGCAGTGAATCTAAAAACGACTTAGAAAAAGAGCCCTTCGCGAGCTCAGTTTCTAGTTCGTCAAGATTCAGTTTAACTAAATCTTGAACTTTCATTTTAGAATGCCTTACCACAACCGTAACGGTCAATGGATGTTGGGATAAGTAACGGGCGAGAGCCTAGCGTACCAGTAATTGATTCACCGTCTTGCGCTACCCATGCGTTAGTTGTGAAGTCCATACCAACGGAGGACATCGGCATACGACCAGACAAGAAAGACATAGCTCGTGATTCTGGCGGTACGATTTGAGGGATTGCACCAAACGTAGCATCAAAACGCGCACCTTCAGCGATAATAACCACAGATGCGTCGTTTAGGTAACGTGCATTGCTACCAGCTTTAACGTCTTTATACTCACCACGGTAAGTAAATAGATCTAGGCGGTAGCCAGTTGCAGCCAGTGTGCCCATGTATGTCGCGCCATCTGGGAGATCTTTAGGCTCAATGTTGATGATTTTAACGTGCTGAGTGTCTGTGTACTTAATGAACTCATCACACTGAAGCATGTTGTCATACGCACCATCACCAAGCCAAACCTCTTTAGGCTTAGATTGACCGTCAGTGTTAATCACATCACAAAGCGCTTTAATGTTCGCGATTGGTGTTGCGTTAGCGTGATCAGTCCATGCTGTAGCGAAAGTTGGGAAGTGAGTAGCCTTTGGCTTAAAGTCAATGATATAAGAATCATCGCCCTTGTCATCCTTTAGAGTCACAGTACCAGTTTGAAGGATTTGCGAAGCCATTAACTCAATAGTACGACGCTGACGTTTACCACCGTAGCGCATGTGCTTCATGAACTGAGTCATTGCGTTAGCGCGGAAATTTGGATCAGTAAATGAGATTTGACCAGCTTGGCGCTTCATCATGTCGAAAGCATTAATCGAGAAGCCTTCCTTCATTACTGGGGCTTTAAATTCTTTGTTCGTGAACTCGTCCAGTGCAAATTTTGTGTAACCGTCTTTTATGTCGGTAAGGACTGGTGCTACTTCTTCGCCTTCACGCTCGATATCAAACTCGATTGTTTCAGATGAGTAGTAGTTATCAGGCGAAGTGCTGAACTTACTTGATAGAACGCCCGGAGCCGGAGCTTCTTGCACGTAAGTTCGAGCCATGTGTTTAGTAACTGCGTTAGTCATAGTCTGCTAGCTCCTATTGATTGTCTAGCACTGAGTAATCAGTGGTGTTTAGTGCAAGGATTGAATTGTCTTTAAGGCCAGACACTTCACGATAGTCAACGGTGCCGCCAGCTTTGATAATAAGCTTGTCTTGACGCACTTTACCGCCCTGCATCACGCGAACGTTTTTAGTTCCCGCCGTAACGTCTGCCGCTGTCACTACTGTGTCAGAAAGAAGAACGTAACGAGAAATTTCAAGACCAGTTGCATCGCCGCGAGTGTAGAAACCACCTGCGCCCGTTGCTGTAACTTCGCCAAGGATAAGGCCTTCAGTCAGTGTTTCTGCTGCTGTAACCGCTAGTGTTAGCGTCTCAGCGTTAGCGCAATCAATGGTCACGCCATGCAAATTAATGTTGGTAACAGTCATGCTCATTAGAAAGTCTCCATTTTTTGCGCACCAAACGCCTTGATAGTTTCTTCATCAAGCTTTTCGTCGTCAGTCTTAGCTTCTGGAGCTTCTGGTTTAACACCATCAGTATCAACATTGTCAGCCGCTAGAGCGCTTAGTGATTGGTTTTTCATTGCTGCTGCTGAGAATTTCATGGTTAGTGCATTGCTAGGCTCAGAGCCATCTTTAATGCAAGCCATTGCTAATTCCATAGCGCCAGACGCTTCACCAATCTCAGCAAAGGCACTTACACGCTCTTGCTCTTGAGTTTTACCCGCTTGAATGCCTTCGTTTTTGATTTCAGCATATAGCTCAGGGTGCTTAGCTTGTAGTTCTGCTTTATTCATGATTTCCTCACTGTTAGCAGTTAGTTTGTGCTCAGTTTCGCCCTGAGCGGTTAAATTTGTTTGTGAACCTGCTAATGCAGTGCCACTTTGTGACGCGATTGAATCAATCATACCAGATTTTAAAGCGTTGCGTGCAGTGGTTACTGAACCTTGCCCGTAGTTCTTTTTAATGTCATCTGTTGTTGTGTTACGACCGCTTGCAATTGCTTCCATAAACAGGTCTTCATAAGCATCCAGTTCAGCGCGGATTTGTGCCACGCCTTCTTCTGTTGATGCGTCCGGGCGCTTGTTTGGCGCGTTAGTAGAAGTGATGCTTTTAACGTTTTCGTCAATATAAGCCTCGACCACAATACCAATTGAACCAATACCCTCACCTTCAGAAGCGGTAATGATGCTGTCACACTGTGAAGCAATGGCATAAGCCGCACTGCAACACATGCCCGACACTTCACACACCATTGGTGTTTTCATTGATTGCATTTGGGCGATCAAATCAAACAGACCAGACACTTGACCACCGCCCGAGTTCATTTTAACTCGAATGTCGGTGATTTCTGGATCGAGCTCAGCCATTTGCATCGCCGCCATGATATCCGTGTAAGCTGTGCCGCCCATTAACCATGTCATAAAACCGTATGAGTGAGTTAGCACGCCTGCGACTGCAATCGTTGCTACATTGCCACTCACAGATAGAATGCGGCTATTGGCTTGACCGTCTTGAGCAATGCCCGCTTCGTATTTCGTGCGCATGTCGGCAGATATCGCATTCATATCGAATGATCGAACCTGCCTAATTACGTCATTACTCGCTAGATACATTATTCTGAATCCTCGTTATTGTCCTGAGCATCATTCCCGCCGCCAGTGTCGTTGGGATCGTCAGCATTTGTAGTTATTATACTTTGCGTGCGCTTTTCTGCAAATTCACCCAAAGCCTTGTTGGCTTCTGCTACTTTAGCATTTTCATGCTCTAGCTGTTTAACGATAAGGTTATGCTTCTTACCAAACAGAGCTTTACACGCCATTTCATTGGTCGCAAACGTTTCTTCAACCGCTAACTTCCAGCCTTGAACCTCTTTCACAAAGTCAGCATTCAGTTTAACAGAGCCAGACCAATCCGATTGAGTCCACGCGCCAACCAAAGCGTATTTGTTTGGATCGTTCCATGCTTCAACCATGCCCGGTGCTTTGATGTTGCCTTTCACCGTCTCAACATATAACCACTCTTTGTAAAGCGGTTGGTCGTTGGTTGTGGTGGTTGCTGTGCGCTCTGAATCCAAGAACATATTAAACTCAGCCGTAGCTTGCTTAGATGCTGCGTAGTTTGAACCAAACGACATCTTCAAGATTTCTGGCGGCATACCTTTGGACCATGCGACCGCGTTTATGATCGACGCTTCAAAGTCACCAAACGACAAATCAGTGCCATCACTACCCATGAGTTTAATTTTATGACCCGCTGGCATGTCGTCAATGAAAACGCCCGGGTTAAAGTCTTTCATGTTTAGCTTGTATTTGCCGTCATTGCTAGAAATGTTAGCAGATCGACTCGCTGCACTTGCTAATGGCTTCGCCCCGATGGTATCTGCGTCCTTTTCCACTGCTAGAGCCAAGAATGACGTTGTTAGCGCTTTACGCTGCACAGAATCACGGTAACGGTCTATTTCACGCAATGATTGTAATACATTGCCAATTAACGGCATTCCTCTGGATTGACCCATTAAACGCTTGCCAGGGCGGTATAAATTAGCCACAACACGGCCAGATTTAGCCCCTACACGCGGGAATCGTGAGTATTTACCATCGTCTTTTAGTACATGGTAAGCCACTTCACGGCCTTTTGAGTCAAACTCAACACCATGCTCAACGTAATGACCATCAGCCACACCGCCATCACCGTCTAAAGGTGATTGAACGCAGTTAGAGCTTATCAATTGGATCTTAGGTAGGTTGGTTTTCGTGTCAAAGTGGTGAACCACCAACACATCACCTTCAACCAATGCCTGTAATTCACGTTGAACTTGCAATTGTGACAGTGTTTGCTCGCCGTAATAGTCCACTAACTGCGGATTATTGCAGTACATGGTAAAACGAGCTTCTACATCGTCCGTCCAAGTGTTTAACGTTTCTTGATCGACACCCAAGATGCTTGCTACCGGTTTTGCCTCCAGTGTTAAGCCAGTGTTCACAATGTTGGTTATGAAGCGGTTGATTAGGCCCGATGCGTAAATATTTTCCGCATAGAGAGCAATAGACCTGTTTCTTAGTGTCCAGTAGTCAATCATCAACAACTGAGTATTTCCGTACCCGTTGACGAATTTGTCGCCTGAAAGAGTGGCGTACTCAGATTGTGGTGAGTAATTTCCAGCTGCGGCCGATGGAAGTTGATCCACACCGATAACTGGAACTCCTGAATCCTTAGTCTTGAATGGGTTTAACTTACCAATAAAATCAAACATTAGTACGCGGGTCCTGCGTTGAAAGATGAGCTGTCAAGTCCGCATCGCACTCTGAGCGTATCTCTGCGACTTAGAAGGCTATCTAGGTGAGCTTGCATATCTTTAATGGAGTTCTTAGTTACAGACTGGTTTGTTTGACCAGTATTATAGTTGTAGGAAAGAATACCATCGCCAGAATACTCTTCCATAGCTGTCATAGCTGCTAGAATTTGAGCTTCAATACCTGAGATTAGGTTGCAAAGGAATGGGTCTGACATAAATCACCACTTAAAAAATTAATTACGTTCTCACAATAATAACACAACCTATAAATCCTATTCTTCGTACTTGCAACTCTTTGATTGATTGTCTAGTGCCCACAGCGGCTGAAGATTTGAAAGTGCGTTTATTATCTTGGGATCTTTTTCTCCCTCCTTGAGAAATAGTGATATAGGCTTTATGTGATCTATATGCCATTCACCTCTGTTGTCCCAAGACATACCGTCTTTGAATTGAGATTCGATATGCTTCCGCAATTCCTTGCAAGTGTATCCATTCTCTATTTCTGCATCTTCCCTTTTACCTTTCCAGTTGGTTAATATTCTGTTTAAAGAGTTTCTCATAAATTCATTCATGGGAGATTTCTTTCTGTATCTCCTTCTCTGCTCTCTGATAACTTCCCGGTTCTCTTCTGTGTACTTTCTTCTTTTATTAAGCAGCGATTGCCTATTGTCTTCTATGTACTTGCGCTGGTATTCGCTTCTTTCAGCCCTGTTTGCTTTGTTCTTTTTGGATATTCTTTCTCTGTTGTCTTGATATCGCAATTTTGCTTTTTCAGAGTAATGATCTTTGTTCGTGTGGTAAACAAGCCTAGAGCACTCAACGCAAGTTGACTTTGAGACTTTTCTTTCTGCAATGTGACCATGCTTGCATGGCTTGCCTGTGAAGTATCTCTTTAATCCAAGTTCTTTTGCTTCTGATTTTGAAATGATTTTCATAATAACCTCGTGTAGTTATTCGTGATTGAGGGTCGAGGAAATCAGTCACGATACTGACTTGTCGGGTGGCCGCCCTATCCTCTAGCTTTCGCATTCCTACATTATAGCAAACTATTCCTCATAAAACACTGGTAAGCCATTATCTCCAGTCTTGCAATACTCCCAAAATTCAACAAGGTTGATCTGCTCGCGCTCGTTAGTTCTGAATAACTCCCACGCGATAAAGTCCAAAACGAAGTTGTTGTACACCAAAAGGTCCCACATCTCGTTATTTCCTTTACGCTCGTATTTGTAGCCCTTTAAGTATCCCGTTGCGTTTTCATCTGGAACCCTAGTTTCTGCTGTCAGTTCTTTCAGTTGGACCTTGGTTACATCGCTTGGCAAGTTGTAACAGTACATGCGCTGCTCACCATATCCAGCCCACGGTCTTTTAAGTGATTTATACCAGCGCTCTTTGTAGTAGTTAACGTTGACGTTGAATGCCGTAATACCGTAACGAGTTTCACGAGTTGAGAATTCAACCAGCGCTGCACCTTTTACAATATCAGGTTGACCTTTAAGCGGTACAGTTCGATCAGTCCTAGAGCAAAAGTCCATAACAGTATCGTTGAAGTAACCGGTATCAATTCCGGCTGCTTGTATCATGTACTTTTTGCCTTGGTGATCCTGATACACTTTCTTGTAGATCAGATCCTCCAACTCTTGCCAGCATTTATCATTGATATCTTCACAGTCGCCTTTGATTCGCATGTAGTCGATTAAGAATGATCTATGCTTTTCGGTCCAACCATAAACAGCTACCGCCAAGTTATCGCCGTGAACATCGACTGCACATGTCAGCAATAATACATCTCCATCACAAGCCATGTTAGTAATGCGGTTTGGTATTTCGCCGTATGAATAATTCTCGCGTCTATGTCCCCACATTTTATTAAGTTCAAGTTTGTCCGTATGCGCTCTAAACGGCTGTCCTAAGACATTGTTGTAAAAGACAGAAAGCTCTTCAATGTCCTTTGCTTTGTTGTTCTCTATGTCCCATGCGTTGAGCCAGTCCATTACGCACGAGGCCCATGACTTGAATCCGTATGGGCTAAGCAATCCGGGTATGCTGTAGCTTCTGCGGTTCTTTTCTGTTGGTATTTTAGTTGGCACCCATTCCGCACCCTCGGGATAGTCGTCGGCTTTCTCTCTCAGCATATCCACCTTGTCAGACTCTACGTGTGCGCCACCGCACTCCTCGCAAAGATACTTAACCGACTCTGGGATCAATACTCCGTCGTTAGTTTCAAAAACCAAGCCGTACAATTCGCCAGTCTCTTCCTTAACACCGGAAAACTTCAACTCTTGCTTGTGGCCGCAATGTTTACAAGGAACCTTGTAGACCCTGCAATCGCCCATAGCGTGATGCTTTTCAATGTTGGAGTGGCCTTTAACGGTTGGCGTTGATAGCTTTAATATCTTGCGCGAGTATTCAAAGCCATTGGTCCTTGTCTTAGCAAGTTGTATTGGGTCGCCATCCTTACCAACACGAGCCTTAAAGCCATCAATCTCATCGAGCAACAAGATTTTCATGGATACCGATCTTAATTTGTTAGCTGAATTTGCCCCGAACGGGATTAAAAACCCGCCACCAGCAAAAGATAATTGGTCCTTAGTTTTGCCGCTCTTGTTTCTTGATAACGTATCGCTGGATTTAATTAGGTGGCTAAGGCCTGATTGTTCGAACATCGGGGTGATGTAGTTGTCAATTCTAAGATCCGCGAGCTCTTTATCCGCTGAAACAAAAAGCATTGGCACGCCTTTTTCATGTTCAGCGTAGTAACCTATCGAGTTCTCCAGCAAGCCAACAGTAGCACCGATCTGGGCTCCTTTAATAACGTCTATCTCACGTACCGGAGATTCTGAGCTCATGCAGTCGGCAATTTCTCGCAGGTATGGAAATGCGCCATAGTCATACATGCCAGGTTTGCTTGTTACGGTTCTTGGTAAGTATCGAGTGGTTGAGGCCCAATCGCTAACCAGTTTTACCTTGTGCGATGTTTTAACGCTTAGTATTTTTTCAGCTAGCCAGTTGTTCTGCTGCTGCTCAATGATAGCCACATCAATCATCTGCAAACCTCGCTTGCGCTTTAACTATCGTGACAATTTCTTTTTCCAGCATGGTCCTGATAAGTGACTCGATTTGTATATCATCTTTGCCACTTTCGAATGCCGGCCTTAAGTCGATCGGAGCTGACTTACAGAAGTCAGTTAACAATCTGCTATTGAACGCATCCACCACACCGATAAATGAAGTATCCACCACATCTTTTCTAATGTACTCACCAAGTGTGATTTTTATCTTGGTTTCCTTTTCGATAACTTCAACTTGCTTCTTCTTGGCGTCTAGCCAATCTCGATAGTCTGGAGCCGAACCAAAGAATGCTGCGATCTCATCAATGGTCAACTTACCATGCTCTGTGATGTCGATAGCTTCTAGGTTTTCCCTGCCGTTGATAACTTTTTTATCTTTTGGTTTCTCCTTAGTGCTACTGCTTGCTCTGGCTTTCGCCATTGCTGATTTACTTTCCGACTGGCTAACTGGTTTTGTTGCTTGCGGGTCCGCCCTCTCTGGTGCTGGCTTTATGTCGGATGAATGATCTACGCCTTTTGACTCAAATAGCGCAATCATTGCCGGATGGTTTATGTCTATTCTGGCACCCTTACCAGAACCAACGCGAGCGTCATTGCAATGCTTCGTACAATACTTGTTCACATATTGTCTGCTGAGGCCCAATGCCTCACTGATCTTGTTGGCTGAATAAAGTCTACTGCTCATGTCCTGATTGCCTTGAAAGGTTTCCGGAAACTATATCACAGTTTCCGGAAACACCGCTAAGACTTGTCTTTTCTAGGTTGGTTTGGGTTTTATGAACTGGACGTTACGGTGTGACGGTTTACGGTAATGAAAAATTTTTGATATCGCGAGCAAGCCTCGGCAGATTCAAACGCCGGTGATTTTCCCAGATAATCTGTAGTACCTAAACGTTTTCAATAACTTACAATCCACCATCACTTACGCATCATCCTTTTAATCTGGTAATCCAATCTATTCATATAAAATCTTGGCGCCTGTTCATAGGCTTTCTTAGTCGCTGGTGCTAGCCATGGCTTAGGCTTTGATATCACAGCTCTGTGCTCTGTCTTGTATAACCTATCCAACTGGTATCGCTTCTTGTTTCCCTTCACTCTGAATATGTTTGTCTCACCGTTACGCTCAAGCTCAATAAATCTTCTTTTTGATTTAATAGCCTCTTGGATCAACGCCGCGTTACGCTCACGCCTTGGCAATTCTTTCATGCGCTTACTAGGCATCTTGAGCATATTCCTGCGGTTGGGCTTGCGTACTGGCTTGCGTCTAATCGTCTTACCTTGTGCACCACCTTTACGTTCACCTGATGCCACTGGTGTCGGTATAGCCACTGCTCCAGTAAATCTATCAGGCTGCGATATAAAACCCTCTTCCTGTTTAGCCATATACCCCAACGTCGATCCAAACTCAGCAAACGGCTTTCCTCGCTTGGCTTTATCAATCGGATTATTCCTTGGTGCAAGAGTCCATTTGTTCCTCACAGTCATACTACGCTCTATTTGCTCCCGTGCTTGCGTACGCGCTTCGAAAGCTAAGTCATTGAGTGTTTGCTCGGTTGCGATCTTAAAGCCCGTCTTATTGGCTCTCAGGAGCTTTAATTCGTATTGTCGTAATTGTTTAGTATCTATTTCCATGCTAGCTCCAAATAAAAAGCCCTATCGTGTGATAGGGCTAGTTTAGCATGTGACCAAAATAACTACCGCCAAACCTTAACGCTCAACATTCCTGACTTACCAAGTTTGCAAATCCCTTTAACACCATTCAACTCAGTCGGTTTAGTATTGCCTGTCCATTCCTTACCGTTCTTGTTTGTGTCGATGAACAACTTACAAACCAAGCCGAGTTCATTACCCGCTTTCAACAACTCAACATCAAGCGGTTGATTGCTCCACACCTTGATTGATTTCACCTTAGAATCTTCAGGTCGGCAAATGCTCACGATATCCCCATACGCATCATGATGGCTTCGTCCGTCTCTTCGGTGTGTATGCATCATTGAGCCAGCTTGAGGCAAGTCAATCCACAATCGTGCCTCTGCAATATCACCATGACTAAAGGTCACTACATCAGTAACACTCGTTACATGGCCAACATTACCATTGGATAATAAAACCGACGTACCGACCACCAAGTCGTTTAGGTTTTTCAGCTTACCTGCTGGTATTAGTTTTTTAGTCATTGCTGTTTAGTCCTGTTTTGTTTGTGTGTTTGAATATTAAAACAAAACATAACAACCGTCAATAAACCTTGCATTTTTCCTCAAATTTCGCATTTTTCTCAAGTGGAAAAATGCTCTATCCCTTACATACCAATGGCTACAGAGCATTTTGCATTTTTCCCTACATACTAATATATAGTCTGTATCTATATCTGTATATATTTACAGTATAGGGGTGTATTTTTATAACCATGTATTTCAATCTCTATAAGCGGAAAAATGGAAAAATGGAAAAATGAAGTAAAAACAAACACTTAAAAGGGAAAAATGCATTTTACCACTGGAAAAATGGAAAAATGCCCCACCAGCTATAGCGTTGATGTGTGTTTTATATTAGAATGTTTTATAACTTTTCAAACAATGAAGGCGTAAAGAAATGAAAGCAAAGAGCGTACCTGCTGAAATGGCAAAGACTAAAACCAAAACACTTGTGGATATGATTGACCACCTAAAACCTGGTGAGGCGGGACTAGATATAGAGTTGGACAAATCCACCAGCCGCCAGACATTCCGAACCATCATTAACCGTCACTATGGAGATACTCGAACATTTACAATGAGAACGACCGATAAAGGTCTATTGGTGTTTAGACTTAAATAGATAGGTTAATCATGATATACGAGAGCGCAAAAAAATACCATGATGCAGGACTGTCGCTAGTCAACTTGCATCCTATAGAAAATGGTAAGTGCGGGTGTGGTAATCCTGAGTGCAAAATGGCAGGTAAACACCCGCAAAACTCCAACTGGCAAATAATGATAGGAATGAGCAATCAATTTGAGCTTATTGAGAACTATCATAATTTTAACATGCTGTGCACTGGCTTCGGTTGGTTATTGGAAGACCACCATTTGGTTGTGGATGTGGACCCAAAAAACGGCGGTTTTGAATCGTTCGATAAACTATGCGAAAAGGTGCCACAACTAAAAGAGTGTGGCGTTGGTGTTAAAACTGGCGGCGGCGGCTTCCACCTGTACTACAACAAACCTGCAGATCTTGATGTTCGTGGAAGCATGAAAGAATATCCAGGTATTGATTTCAAGCACAAAGGAGGCTTTGTTGTTGCTGGTGGCTCACTGCATAACAGCGGCAAATACTACACGATTGACCATTGTTATGATGATGATTTAACTAACCTTGATGATGCACCGGTTGAACTACTGGCAATCATTGAAAAGGTGATTTGTGAGTCTGATTTTGAGTCTGATTTTGATGGTGATTTAACTGAGGTTGTGGCGCACATACCAAACAATGATGATCATTATGACGACTTCATTGAAATAGGCATGGCCATCCATGACACCGATCCAAATGCTTACCCACTATGGGAAGCGTGGGCCTCTAAATCATCAAAGTTTGATGAAGCTGAAATGTTGGTTAAATGGGAGTCGTTTGGCAAGAACCCTAGCCGTGTAACCATTGCAACCTTAATTAAAAAAGCGCTAGAGAATGGTTACAAGCTGCCAGCTAGAGGTGGAACGGAGGTTATTATACCTGCAGACCATACGCCAGAAGATGAGTTATGCACAGATCATATTGATGTGCTTAACCCTCATGGTTTAGTTGGTGACATTGTTCGCTACATGAATGAGACAGCTTACCGTGATAGACCGAGCATTGCTGTAGGTGCCGCGCTATGGTCTGTATCTTCAGCAATGAACAGAATGTATCTAACCCCAGACGGTGCCAAGGTGAGCATTATCGTGATGGGTATAGCCGCTTCTGGCTCTGGTAAGGATAACCCTTACCAAGTGGCAAAATCATTATTGATAAAAGCCGGATACGGTTGTGCGCTTTACCCAGAGATGGCATCCGATAAGGACATGATCAAAAGTATCATTGACCACCAGTGTGCATTCTACGCAATAGATGAAGCGCATAAAATATTTGGGGCTATGCAGAATAAAAACGCAAACTCATACCTACAACAAATAGAGGGGGCAATACTAAACCTATCAACAGAAAGGCTATTAACGCTTAGGGCCAAAGAGGTTGAACCGCTTAGGGCTCATATAGACAAGTCAATCGCCATTCTTGAGAAGCAGAAAGAGGACGTTGAGATCGGCAAGGAATTTATTATAGAGAATAAAATCCAGTGGCTTAAAAACAAAGAGTCCTACTTGTCCGGTGGCATAACCAACCCTTTCATGAACCTTTACGCGACATCGACACCAGGTAAGTTAGACGGAATGGTGAGTGAAGATACGCTGTCCAGTGGCTTGATGGGGCGAACGTTGTTAGTGCGTGAGTTTGAGGACTTCCCGAAAGCAAAAGCTTATGGATTTGGTGCAATAAAAAGACACTCAATACCAGAGTCGATACACGGAAGGTTCAACAACATCGTTCAGCGAGGCAGGGCGCAAGATAAAACCATGACCTATCGTGAAGATTACGGCTTGGAGTTTTGGGGCGAACCAATAGTAATGACAGCTTCAGACTCAGCCATAGAGCTATCTAAAAAGATCGGCGCTTGGTTCGATTCTAGGGCTCAAAAGTCAAACCCAATCATGCAACCTGTTTGGGCTAGGGCCTTTCAAATGACATCTGTTATTGCATCCATTATGGCTGCAGAAACCAGCATCATAACTGAAGAAGACTTGATGTATGCATTCGCTCTAATTAAGTCTGACATTAACACTAAGACAGGCATGTGCTTACAAGCTATGGCTGACAACAAGGACGCAGACAACGAGGAGAGGGGGGACGCTCTAGCTGCTAGATTGGTTCAAATCTGTGATGTGCAAGACGGACTATCACCAAGTGTAATCAAAAAGAAAACCAAGAAGTTTTCAGAGTCGGATGTAAAAACATCACTAAATAAATTAGTGGAGTTAGGTGCGATCAGTCGCGTTGAGTCAGACTGGAGCGGTAGAAAGTCAGTTAAATTTAAAACAATTAAAAATAATTTCATTTAGTTGTTGCATTGTGTTGTTTTGTGTTTTATATTTAATACCAAGTTAAACGAGATAGGAGATAGGCCGATGAGCTTATTTGATTTAAGTAAAGAGTTAGAAAGTAGCTCAGATTCACTTTTAGAATCGCTTCAAAATAAAAATAGTCGCGATCGTGTTCTTGAGGAGGCGGTTAAACTGCAACTCTCAACTGAGAAGTTAGGATTTATTTTTTCATGTTCTAGTGATGATAGTTTCCGTGAGGCTCTAGATTTTATTGAGACAGCAATTGAAGATCTGTCTGAGAGAAAGAAAGAGCTCGAATCAAAAACAATTAACGAGCTAATCGACGGTAAAGAAGTTCACGGATTTGAGTTAAAAGAAGGTCGCATTACACGTAGCATTGCTACAAAGGACCAAGGAAAAGCTGTTAACACCATGACTGAGTACGTAGACAGTGACGCGATGTATGACAGCAAGCTGATTGGCATCCCAGCGATGGAGAAACTGTTAAAAGAACAGGGCCTAAAAAAATCACAGGTCGATGCAATCACTTCTCAATTTATTACAGTCAAAACAGGCAAGCCAACACTTGCTAGAACGAAAGTATAAGGCGCTATTATGAGCTTATTTGAAAAACTATCACAACCTACCAAACAGCCAGTCATGGCAGTTATCGCAGGTGAGCAAGGTCTAGGTAAAACATCACTAGGCGCACTAATGCCAAAGCCTGTAATGATCCGCACAGAAGATGGTGCAAGTGCTATTGAGGGAATGGACGTTCAAATGTTCCCGGTAGCAAAAAGCATCAATGATGTGTACGAGCAAATTAAAATGCTTGCAACTGAAGAGCACGACTTTAAAACGCTTCTTGTGGACTCAACCACGGCCTTTGATTCACTAGCAGTGTTGGACGTACAAACTAGAAACAAAACGGCTAACCTATCAGCGTGCGACGGTGGTTTTGGTGGCGGGTATCACACAGTACGCGCTGAGCATGAAAAGCTTTTAAATCGCTGCAAACGTCTTAGTGATGAAAAGCGAATGAACATTATGTTTATCTCGCACGTTGAAACTGAAGAGATGAACCCGCCGGATGCGGAGTCTTACACTCGATACAACATCCAGTTAACTAAAACAAAGTCGGTTGATTGCTCAAAGGTTTATACAAACAACTGTGACCTTGTGGCATTCATGAAGATGGTGACTTATGTCGTAGATGGTAAAGCTAAGTCTGACGGTTCACGGGTCCTAACATGCTACCCAAGCGCAGCGCACGTAAGTAAAAACCGATACAAAATCACTGAAGATCTACCGTTTGAAGAAGGTGTTAACCCATTCAACGGCATTATCAAACAACTAACTACTAAAACAGTAACTAAACAAGAAGAAGGTAAATAATATGGGATTTTTCGACCAGTTCGCACATGAAGGCAAAAAAGTAGACGGCTCTGAAGAGAACGCAACAGTAGTAACATCGTCAATTGTACCAGGTGGCACCAAAGCAGTTGCTATGCTTGAAAGCGTTAAATGGGATGAGTACGAAGGCAACCGCAAAGTTAAGGCTCAATGGAAAATTGCTGCAGGTACTTTCACAGGCCGCGTTGTATTCCAGAATGTTGAGTTATTCGCTAAGAAGTTCGGCACGCAAGAAGCTGACGAAAAGAAAGCATTCCGAGCTGCTAACGTTCTAAAGCGTCTATTCATGCTAACAGGTGCACCAATCCCTGATGCAGAACCAACGGACGCAGACTTTGCGCAAATGGTTGGCAAGATGGCGGGTATCTCAATTGAGCTTTGGGAAATGAACGGAAAAAGCGGTAACTGGATCTCAGAGATTCAACCGAGCAAGGGTTTTGAAAGTGTAGACGGTACTGAAATGCCAACGGGTAACACTGGCGGTACAGATACACAGCCTGAGCTATCTGGTGATGACGATTGGTAAAAACTAGATAAAAAAATAGGGCCGTAATAGCGGCCCTAATAACATCGTCAAACGAGAGGTAATCAAATGTCTAAGACAACTATAGCACAAGCTATTGATCTTGCCTATGAGCAGGACAAGAACGGCAGCGACCGCAAACACTTGGGAATGAGCCAGATAGGTGCAGAGTGTGAGCGTCAAATCTGGTACTCATTCAACAAGGCAAAAACAGTTCAACACAGCGGTCGATTACTTCGACTTTTCCAATTTGGACACGATATGGAGCAAGGCTTTGCTGATCTATTAAAAAGCATTGGCTTTCGTGTTTACCTTGATAACCCGGCAACCGGTGAACAATTCCACGTACAAGACCCAGATAACAAGTTTTTTAGTGGCTCACTTGATGGTGTGGCCGTATCTCCAAGTGATGTTGAATTTTATGGTGTAGAACCTGACACGGCTTACTTGGTTGACTACAAGACAGCAAACAAAAGCAGTTTCAACCAATTCGTTAAAAAAGGTCTTTTCGATTGGAATATTAAGTATTACCTGCAGCTTATTTGCTACATGGGATTTAGTGATCAGCTAGGTAAAAAGCCAATTCGTGATGCAATGATTTTTGTTTTCAACAAAGACAACCACGAGATAGCAACAGAGACCATTAAGTTTAACCAAGAATTATTTGATGCAATGCGAGCTAGAGCATTCATGATTGTTGAATCAGAAAAGCCGCCAGTTCGAATCAGTGACGATCCAGAAAACTTTAAGTGTCGATTTTGTGATTACAAAGAAATATGCCACGGGGAAGAGTTAGCCGAGCCATCATGCAGACTGTGCGGATTCTGCCAGAAGAAAGCGGCTAAAGGTGAGCGATGCGAAAAGGGTTACAAGCTTACACCATGCGCTGAGCACATATACAACCCTAATGTGTTTGAGGATGATTTTATACCAATCCAGTACCACATGGATGATGGCGCTATGGAGTATGACGCGATTGTTAACGCCCCAGCACGAAATAAAGATAAGTTTGGCGATAAGCCAGTATTGACCAGTAAAGAGATTTACGAGCTTTACCTACAGAACGATGACAAAGAGCTTATCGATACTATCCTTGAGTTCGCCGGTAAATTTGACGCGGGAGTCGATTGGTTATGATCAACCTAAAAATAAAACAGCAAGAAGCGCTAGGTTTAATGAAAACGGGCGCTAACGTATTTCTAACAGGTAAAGCTGGCACCGGTAAATCATTTGTTACCGATCTATTTACAGAGTGGGCCAATGAGCAAGAAAAAAACATATTGATTTGTGCGCCAACTGGCATTGCTGCGCTAAATATAGGCGGTGCAACAATACATAGGACATTCAAGCTTCCTATCAACTACGTATCAGACAGCAGCCATCTATATTCATCAAACGAAGGCAGAGCACTTATTGAAGCTGCAGACATTGTATTAATTGATGAGGTGTCAATGCTACGCGCTGATACGTTCTCACACGTTGAATACAAGATGAGAGAGTCCGTGCTAAGTGGCTCAGCTTTCGGTGGTAAGCAAATCGTTGTGGTCGGTGACTTTTACCAATTGCCTCCTGTCATTAAGAATGAAGAGCGTGCAGATTTAAAGGCGCACTTTGGTGGAAGCTACGCGTTCGAATGCCAAGCGTGGAAAGATGCCAAGTTTAAAATGATTGAGCTAGACGAAGTGGTGAGACAAAGCGATCTTGAGTTTGTAGATGCGCTTAACTCCGTTCGTGAGAAGAACGCGCACAGCAACAAATCATTGGGTTACATAAACCATAACGCTAACGGCGACCTAATGGAAAATGACGTTGTCACTTTGTGCTTTACCAATAAGGTTGCGGAGCAGATCAACAAAAAAGAACTCGCAAAGATTGAATCGCTACCCGTTGAATTTATCGCTTCAGTTACTGGAACAGTAAAAGAAAGTGAAAAACCAGTACCAGAGCACCTTGAGTTAAAGGTAGGCGCAAAGGTTATATTTTGCGTTAACGATCAGGATGGGCGATTTGTTAACGGCACCACTGGCTATGTAACAGGTTTTGATGGTGACTTTATTGTTATCGATGACAGCATAAGCCTGGATAAAAACACTTGGGAAGTGACAGAGCCAAAGCTAAATGAGCTAACCGGAAAGATTGAACATGATGTGATCGGTACATACCAGCAATACCCGGTTAAGTTGGCGTGGGCGATCACGATACATAAGTCACAAGGTCAGACTATAAAGGGCCGAGTTCACATGCAAATGGACGGAAGTTTTCGACCTCATGGCGCTTTGTACGTTGCATTGTCTCGATGTACTGATATTAACAACCTTAGCCTTGAGCGCGAGCTGGGCGCTTATGATTTGGTTGTTGATGAGAGTGTTAGAACCGCGTTGCTATCCATGAGCTTAGGTGTCACAACGATTGAGATCCCCGCGTATTCAATCGGGCTATTCGAAAAGCTAAAAGAAGTGATCGAACTAAACCCTAGCGAGAACCAATTAAATGCAATGCTGAAGAGATTAGGAGATTGGGAGGATAAGTTATCATGCCAAAGATACTAAGGCCGTACCAAGCTGAAGCGGTGGCAAATACCATCGCTCAACTTAAAAAGTCACCAGAGCCATGTTTGATTGATGCGTCCGTATCAGCAGGTAAAACTCTGATCGTTGCCGCTTTAATGAAAGCTATGGAAGATAACAACCGCAACTCTTTATGCTTATCTATGAGCTCAGAGCTTATTGAGCAGAACTCCGATGAGTACGCAGACTACGCTCACAAGTGTTCAGTATTTTGCGCTGGATTGGGTAAAAAGAACTGGCGACTACCTGCGGTATTTTCCACACCACAAACGCTTTGGGCCGCAATAAAGAAAGGCCATAAGATTGCAAAGAAGAAGTTTTCTTTAATAACAATCGATGAGTGTCACAACGTAAATGCTAATGACGATAAAACCACGTACATGAAGATCATTAGCCACTATCAAGAGATAAACCCAGGTATCCGTATTGTGGGCCTAACTGGAACACCTTTCCGTGGTAAAGGTACGTCAATCCTTGGTGATGAAAAGTTTTTCAAACACAAGACTGCAGATATCAGTCTAAAGTGGCTAACAGAAAATAATTTTGTTGTGCCTATTAAGTACGGCAACCATGAGGCAGCTGATTATGACTTTTCAGATTGTAAACTGCAGAGCAATGGCAAATTTCGCGCAAGCGATCTAGAAAAAGCAAGTGAAGGCAAGGGCCGTTTAACTGCAGATATTGTGAATGAAGTAGTAAAAAACTCTCAAGATCGCGGTGGCGTGATTATCTTTGGCTCAACCATTGCACACTGTGAGGAAATATTATCGTCATTGCCAACTGGTATTAGCGCGATCATCACAGGCAAGACACCAGATAAAGAGCGTGCAGATATCGTGCGCAAAGTAAAAAGCGGAGAGATTAAATACATTGTTAATTTATCGGTTTTAACTACTGGCTTTAATGCTCCAATCATAGATCACGTTGTTTTCATGCGCCCTACTGAATCAGCGGTATTATGGGTTCAAGCTGCAGGGCGTGGCGTTCGTCAACTGGAAGGAAAAGACCATTGTTTGGTTTCTGACTATGCGAACAACCTAGACAGGCTTGGCGATGTTGATAATCCAATGATCACAGAGATGGTTAAGACTCGCGATCTTGAAGTTGAAAAAGAGGTTCCGTGTCCAGAGTGTGGTGAGCTAAATACTATCTTTGCGCGTCGATGTGTTGGTTTCGTTGGCCAAGTTAGATGTGGTTTTTTCTTTAGCTTTAATGAGTGTCAAAAATGTGAAACCAAAAACGATGCTACCGCTAAAAACTGCCGTTGCTGTAATTTTGAGTTAATTGATCCAAACCAGAAGTTAACAAGAAAAGCGGCATTTCGCGTTGGCGTTGAGCCTGTAAGAGTGCAGTTAATTGGCACTGAATACACCAGGCATAAGAAGAAAGGAAAGGTTGATACATTGCGCGTTGATTACATGTATGAGCGACCAGACGGAAACGCAGACACATTAAGCGAGTGGTTCAGCCCGGACGGTGAAGGTTATCCACTACATTTATTTAAGCGCGAGTTTGTCGCCAAACATGCACCAGATCTAGATGGTCACAGCTTGGATATGGTACTAGCAAGTAAGCACCTAATAAAAAGCCCTAAGTCGCTGCTAATTAATAAACAGGTTGGCAGCAAGTATTTTTCGATCGTGTTGAAGGAATTTTAATTTAAATGAAAATATCAAAAGGTAGTAAGTACAAAGTTTATGGGGATCTATCATCAAGAGGCAAGTGTATCAGTGAGGATGCAGTTCACATTGCCTTTGTGGCGTGGATTAGACACCATCATAGTGATGAAGGCTTGCTTCTTATTCATGCAAAAAATGAGGGCAAGCGCACACCGCAGCAAGTTGCAATGGATAAAAAGATGGGGAGCATCACAAAAGGAGCAAGTGACATAATCATACCGGGCAACCCTGCTTTTGTATGTGAGCTGAAAAAAGACGACCCAACAAAGTGCCACTGGCAAACAGGGCAAGAGGACTATTTGAATATTGCTCACGAACACGGTGCCTTTGCTTGTGTTGCTTTCGGCCTCAATGCTGCTAAGGATGCATTTATAGATTGGCATCGCATAAACAACCAATAACCCACACCCCTTCCAGTAAGGGGTTTTTATTGCCTGCCTTAAATAAATTCATGTTAATAAATAAAATATGTTGACGATGATTAATTAAATGTCTATTATTGCTTTATCGAAACGAAACGCACTAAACAACAGGACGATAGATTATGGAAATGAAACTTAACGAAGACGGCACGCTATCTTTCAATGTGGATATTTATGAATTTCTAGACTCACTTAGTGATGAGAAGTCGATAGAGCTTGCTGAGTCACTAAGTTGCCAAGATGCAGTAATTAAGCATGTGACAGATCAACTATTTGATGGATTCACTGAAAATGGCTATCACGGAACAAAACGTTTCGGAGTTGAACCTTCGACACAGCTGGAGCTTTCACAAGAGAAAATTAGAAAGCTAGGTAATAGACTTTTGATTAAAGAAGTTGATAGATTGCGCTCGAAGCTGGAAGACAAGAGTAACCACTACGAATCTGGATGGAATGAGTATCACAAGCTTTTCAATCAAACAATTAAGGGTGGTTTGTATTTATGAAAATCAAACTAACCCTAAAGCAGTTCCACAAAGTCATGCACCTATTAACTACTGGACAGAATGATCGTGTTGAGATTATTGGAGGTGTGTCATGCAAATAACCATCCCAATCAAAGTAAACAGCCCATCACACAACTGGTTAACGGTAGGTGTTGAGCGATTTGGTGCCAACTACCGACATAAGTGGAAAGGTCAGTATTACAAGGTTGTTGGTTGTCAGCCATCGGTAAAAGGTGAATTCAAATTGATATTGGAGCCGATTTTATGAGCTTCGTAAGAACAAGAGTCATGATCGCCATTGAGCAGCCAGTCACGCGTCAAGAGGTGGTAAAGCAAACAGGCTTAACACTGACTCAGATTAAAGACGGTTTAACCGAGTTGAAGCGATACGGGCAACCAGTTCAAGCAATTGGTCATGGTGACAATAGGCATTACTACCTGCCAAAGCACCATCAAGTACCGATGAAGCGACAATGTAAAAGCACGTATCTTTTAGACTTAAT